TGCCAAGTTGTGCGAGTTGCATAGAATGAAAGATGTACGATAGATAACATTCACACGGAAAGAAAAATATCTTTCGTACAACAATTCATAGTTTCGCTTTAAGGGCGGACTTCCTAATCACAGGAGGTCCGCCCTTTTTTTGCGTCAGAAAAGGAGTTTCGTATGTTTATTCTCGCAAAATCTTTTACCAACAAAAGAGGGGAGATGTTTCTCAAAATCTTTCCGAACCAGTACCCGTCCATCGAAACGGCTCATGCCGCTGTGCAGTCGGACTATCAGGAAGAGCTCAAAAAGCGCCACCTCGACCGAAGCGACGAGGAAGCGATTCCCAGCTCGTATTATATCGACACCACTGAGGCAGCTATATATGAGTGTCAGGATTATGCGCCGAATTGGCTGACTGTCTCGGTTTTGTACGCCATCAACGAGGTCGTATAATGCCACGCATTATACGACACGCCACTATCATATAACAAAAAGGAGACCACAAAATGTTTATCGTGATTAAGAGCGAACACTATGATTGCACGAACCTCATCTGCAAGAAGGACACGCTGGAAGAGGCGGTCGCCGCAGTAAAAGACAGTATGGCACAGCGCATCAACAAGAACTATCATGCAGGTCTTACCGGAACTGATATCACGCACGAAAACGAAGACCACTACGGCTTTTCTTTCACCTTCGATGAGAACCGCCACGCTGACAGTAGCGAACCCAGAGCGTATAGCACATATGACTACTGGAATGGGGATGACCAAGAGAGTGTCGAGTGGGTCGTTTACGAAGTCACAACCGACAAGCCCTTCTTTCTTCTTTCTTACGAGGAATACGAAAGCATCGAGCTTACGGGCTTCTACGACAGTTTCGATGAGGCGTTTGAGGAAATGAAAGAGTTGATTGCGGAAAGCGTCAATGATGTCTTTGACGAAGATGCCACGGCTGATGACGTTGAGGACATGGAAGACTACAATGTCTTCGTACACTCTAACAAGGACAGTCAAGACAACGGTGCGCCGCTCGCCTTCGCAAGCTTCTGCGACGATTATCCAAACCGCGAGTGGACTGTTTTCCATATTTAAGAAAATGTAGCAAGAATTCTCCCTCATTTATGTGGGGGATGAATTGCTACACTTTTAAGTAGATATAATGTGCGAACTGAGTACACTAAATAATAGAAGGTGGTGACAGCAGTGCCTGTGCAAAAACTAAATAGAGCAATAAAATATCGTGCGTATCCAACATCAGAACAGCAGGTTCTGTTTGCCAAAACCTTTGGCTGCGTACGTTTTATCTGGAACCATATGCTTATAGATGCACAGCAGTTTCTGGACGAAGCGGGAACTTTTTTTGTTCCTACGCCTGCCAAATACAAAAAGGAGTTTCCGTTTCTGAAAGAGGTGGATAGCCTTGCTCTTGCAAACACACAGCTTGATTTGAAAGATGCAAACAAGCGGCATCTGGAGAGTCCAAAAGCCGTTGGTGTCCCAAGATTGAAAAGCAAACACAGGAACGAAATGTCGTACACAACAAACAACAAAAAAACGCAAAGCAAAGACGGCAAAATCAAGAATACCGTTTATGTTGTCGGCAATCTTGTTCATCTGCCAAAGGTAGGCAATGTAAAAGTTAAAGTACACCGTCAACCGGATGCCGACTGGGTACTAAAAGGCGCTACCGTCAGCTGTACCCGCAGCGGCAAGTATTTCGTTTCACTGCTGTATGAATTCGAGAAGGATATCCAGCCTATTGTTCCCACCAAAGAGAAATCTCTTGGCTTAGATTATTCTTCCCATGACTTTTATGTTGACAGCAACGGCAAAGTGGCCAACTATCCGCAATTCTATCGTCAGAGTGAAGAGAAACTTGCAAAAGAGCAGCGCAAGCTGTCTCGTATGGAAGCGGGCTCTAAAAATTATAACGAACAACTGCATAAAATTCAGCTTTTGCATGAACATATAGCCAATCAGCGCAAGAACTTCTGCCATACGGTAAGTGCTGCGATAGCCAAGCAGTATGATGCTGTATTTGTGGAAGACATCAACCTGCGCGGTTTGGCTGGTTCCCTGAAGCTTGGTAAATCCACAAACGATAATGGCTTCGGTATGTTCCGCACGATGCTTGAGTATAAACTCACATCGCAAGGAAAGACCTTTGCCAAAATCGATAAGTGGTATCCGTCCAGCAAAACCTGCAGCGTTTGTGGTTTCATAAAAGACGACCTCACGCTTGCTGACCGCGTTTGGACATGCAGCGCCTGCGGCACGACACATAACCGTGACCACAACGCTGCCATAAACATTCGCAATGTAGGGTTATTGGGACTGTATCCCGCATAATCCAATTCTCACCACAGCTATGCCGCCTGCAACAGCGGTGAACGCCCATTGTACTCGGTCGCACGGACAGCAACCGTGCCTAACAGTCCGTCGAGTGGGAAAAAAATTGGAGTCCTGCGGGACTACAAGCCCCCTCCTTCAGGTGGGGGTAGTTGACGAGCAAGACCGGAAAATTTCGGAATTTGACCATGCGCTCGGCAAAATCTGCGACTCGGCAGTAGTGTTCTATGCTGACAATCTGTATCTTGCTGCATTGCTCCGCATCCTCAAAGAAGAACTGGACGACAAGGCAGACACCATTGACTGGTGGCTGTATGAGGATGTCCGCAAATGCATCTGGTTCGACCTCGAAGATGGTCGCCGGATGCGCTACGACATGCCTACCGCCGAATCCCTGTACGACTACTTGACGCTGCCGTTTGAGCAGCTTCCTCTTGAGGTAGAATCATGATTTTCACTTTTTCGCTTGTCATTGCAGCGCTGCTTTGCATTGCATCGTTCATTTGCTACAAGGTGTCGGGCAAGATGCTGGATGAGAAAGACGCGGAAAAATGCGCAAAGGAAGCAGAACTCGAAGAAAAACTGATAAACCGCATGATGCAGACCAGGAGAAAGCCGCTGTCGGACGATGAATTCAGTTTTGGCGGTGCTTATGAGGCATTGGTCATGGAGGGAGAGCGTCAAAAGCAGTTGGCGGATGTAGATGAAATTGACAAATTAACGGACAAAATTCATCTGCTGAGCATGGTCGAACAAATCTCATACCTCACGCTTTCTTTCGGCGTAATGTTCGCCTGTATGCTTCTGTTCGTGACCGGTATTATCGCTGTTGGGGTGCTGGCTGCGAGCCTATGTGCTAAATGAATGCTCAGAACGGAAAAAAGGGGGACACTATGAGCAAGAACCCGAAAATTGAAGGCATCGTCTTCAAATACGGCGATGATGACTACTCTTTCTGGATGCCAGATATCTCGAAAGATGAGAACGAGAAATTCGTGCAAACGCTGTTTGCGGCCTTTGAGGATAATGGCTGTTCGGTGCGCGGCACAAAGAAGGACATCCTCGATGCCATCCGAGAAAACACCTGAAACGATAGGTGCGAATCTCAGAAAAATATTATGTGCTCGACACGAGCGTTCTTCTGTCATCTCCGTACTCTAACGAAAAACAACATTGACCAGGCACATTTCTAAGCGCTGCGACATTTTTCTGGGGGTTTGCAAGGCCGTTTGCAACATTTTTCCGAAATTCACCGATATTTTTTGCAGTCATCCATCACGGATGGCTGCTTTTTTTGTTTTTGCGCGAAAAAGTTGCCGATTTGTGCGAATTGAAGATAATGAAAATCAAGGGCAGTCATAGCGGTATTGTCCGCACAGAAATTGTAAGAAAGAGATTTTCCAGACGCCGTCTGGAATTATGGAGGAATCATAGATGTACGGTAAACCGATGCATTTCATAGACTGGCTGATTGATATGCCGGAAGAGTTTTCGTTTTGGGTAGAGGACCAGATAGCAGTAATGTCGCCGGTGACGATTGCCGTGGTAATTGTTGTCGCATTGGCTGTTTTGGCCGGTATATGGCTTCTCGTCGTCTCTGCCGCCAAAAAAGATGTGCGCAATACCAGCGAGATTCTGGCGGGCGTTGAGGAAATCAATCAGGGATATGAGTTCTATGATGTGGACGAAGAAATTCGTCTCGAATACCCGCTCGAATCCCTTGAAGAGTTCAAGGGGGCTTCCCTCGATAAGCTGTTCATGAGCACTGTTCGGAAAAAGATTCCCCAGTTTGAAGAGGTTTTCGGATGGGCGCAGTCGAATGTGATTCAGTTTGCGGCATATAAGGAAGAGCTCAAAAGCATCCCCAACTGGACCGAGAAGGACGATGATTGCGGAAGAAGAATCCCTTTCTGGCTGTATAAGCACTATGAGAAGAAGCTGGTCAATGCAGCGGTGTTCGGCACTCCCGTGATAGAGACGACTTTTATTGCGGTGAAGCAGTATGTCACGCATAAGGGCCGACCGATGGAGGAGTCTAAGACCTATTCGATGGCAGAAGCTAAGGAATTCGTAAGACTCGCTAAGGCACACGAACGGGAACGTCAGCAGCGGGAAAACGAGCGGAGGCAGGCATCCTCGCAAATCAAGTACGAAGTCTTGCAGCGTGACAGGTTTCGGTGTGTTGTCTGCGGCAGGACTCCGGAACAAGGCGCGAAACTTCATATACAGGCGGTAAAGCCGCTTCCGAAACACGAGAGACCATCCGCAGACTGTTTCCGAACCGTATGTGAGGATTGTCTGCGGAAGAAAGGGTGAGGGGCAGAGATGTTTTGTATATGCGTACTTATCATAGCAGCAGCTGCCGTGTATATGGTCGAGGCGTATATCCATACCTACTATGCGATTGAGTATATGCACGGCGCACCGCTGTTCTTTGTGCTTCTGGCAAAATACGCGGCACCAGTGCTGTTTTTGCTCCTGTGCGGGTACTTTGTATTCAGATACAGGGAGAAGCGGCGGGAATCGGAAAAGCCTGCGCAAGATAAGCCAGAAAACCGAGAAGAAGTCTATGCGGAGAAAATTAACGCGACCGTAAAAACGAAAGCCGTGTTCTCAGACAATGCCGACCAGATGCTGTATCAGGTCATGCGGTTCGGGCAGAAGATGGCGGTAGCATACAGCATGACACAGGACAGCAAGACTTCTGGAGAGCAGGCGAAGTGCCTAACGCTGTTGGCATCGGCAGAACGAATATTCTATGACCGGCTGGATGACGCTATCCGCTCGGCATCGATGTTCGATGAGACAGAATACAAAGCTTTCCAACAAGGCATTATCTCGTTCGGAGATACCGATACCGCTAAAAAGAAGCAGGAGATATACGCCGGTATCATCAAGACGATAAACAATGTGGTCCATGATAATGAGCGTCTTATCCTGCGCTTAGATTCTCTTGCCTATGCACTCAATCAGCGCTCAGCACAGAATCCGTGGGATACCGATGTGGTCCTGGCAATGTCAAGACTCGATGATGTCATCACTAAGACGAATCAAGACCTTGAACAGGACGAGGAAATCAGCCGAGAGGCTTTGAAACGATATGACACTTTGAATGGAGGTAATTGACCATGGCAAGAAAAGGTGTGTTCCCGATAGTGGCGACCTTGGCGGTCGTCGGCGTAGTATTGGCGGTGTTCTCCCAGACGGTGATGCGGGACTCGAATATCAGCACCAATACCATGACGACAGAACAGGCGTATGCGGATTTGAGCGGAAAAATGAAACGCATCGGGGTACAGGAAGTATCCGTCAATCCGCAGCAGCTCGATGTGTCCGAATTTCTGGATGCAAAAGATGAGTTGCCGGATATCGACTCCTCCTACCCGTTTGTGGTAGAGGGGAACGGTGATGTCAACATTGAAATCTTCTCTTCCGGCGAGAAAGCAGCAGAATCCGGTTCTGATTCTTTCCTGACCAGCATGGCAAAGAAGTTCAACGCCCAGCACAATAAGACTTCCGGAGACAAGACTATGAGCGTCTCTCTGCGCTCCGTTCCGTCCGGTACGGCAGCTGAGTACATCTCGACGGGAAAGTATCAGCCTGAGTGCTATACACCTTCAAACACGCTCTTTGGCGAACTGGTGAAGAACGAGGGCGTAGAGTTGACCGTTGAGGCTGACCGTCTGGCCGGCAATGTGGCGGGTATTCTCGTATCGAAGAAGACAGGGGATATGCTCCGCTCTGAATACGGTGAAGCGTCTGTTTCTTCCGTTCTGAACGCAACCATCGATGGCAAACTCATGATGGGATACTCGAACCCTTATACGAGTGCAACGGGTCTCAACTTCCTTCTTGCGGCCCTTGCAAGCAGCGGCAGCGACACGATTGTCGATACGGCTGCTGTTGAGAATTTCCAGAAATTTCAGGCGAACGTGCCGCTCGTATCCTTCACGACCCAGCAGATGGTCCAGTCGGCAGACAAGGGCATCGTGGACGGTGTCGTGATGGAGTATCAGTCCTACCAGAATGACCCGACATTACAGCGCAACTACGAGTTCATCCCGTTCGGTGTCCGGCACGATAATCCTCTGTATTCCATCGGGAATGTCTCTGCGGAGAAGAAGGAAGTTATTGCTGCCTTCGTTTCCTTCTGCGCTCAGAACCAGGCCGAGGCAACGAAGGACGGGTTCAATGGCCTCGATGACTATGCTTATACTGGCAAGGTATATGACGGCAACACCATCGCACAGGCTCAAAGTGTCTGGAAAGAAGAGAAAGATTCCGGTATTCCTATCGTGGCGGAGTTCGTTGTCGATACTTCAGGCTCGATGCGCGGCGAACCCCTGAATGCCCTGAAAACCGCGATGATAAACACCATCCAGTATATCAATGACGACAACTATATTGGCATTATTGGCTTTGATTCGGATGTCAGGGAATACCTGCCCATCGACCAGTTCTCCCTGACCCAGAAAACCCTGTACAAGGGTGCTGTGAACTCCCTCGATGCAAACGGCAGCACAGCGATGTACAACGGTCTTTGTGTGGCAATGGACCGCATCTACCAGAAATCTCAGGAACTGGGTGGGAATTGCACGCCCATCATCTTTGTGCTCACGGACGGTGACAACAATACCGGATATGACTTCTCCGATACGAAGAACATCATTGCCGGTATGGATATCCCCATTTACACCATCAGCTACAACTACGCAGCGGATAGTCTTTCGGAGCTCGCTTCCATCAACGAGGCGGCAGCTATCGTCGGTAACAGCGAGGATATTACCTATAAGCTCCGCAATCTGTTCAATGCAGAGATGTAACTCAAAAGCGCGGTTTTGTCCGCGCAGCTGTTCCAAAAGACAGCCTCCACGCGGCGAGCAGCGGGCAACGGGAAACAGTCCCGGCAAATTGTCTTTGAGACGGAAGGAGGAAGTGCCCTATGCGAGTACAACAGGTCCCGAACTCTCCCTATTTCATCCATTACGACGATGAGGGCTTTTGCTGTATATCCAAAAGCAGAGAAAGCCAAGAACCTATCCCGGAACCTGAGATGTAAGCGTTCCTTGATGCAGTAGCCAATGGCCTGCTTTATATCGAAAAGGAACGAAAGAGCAGATACCAGCGCATTGGCGAAGCTGAAAAAGCAGCTTTTGCCAGAGGCGAAGCGAAAGGCAGAGAAGATAAGCTGCTCGCCACGGTAAAAACGTTGGAGGATGAGCGGGAACAGAACCAATATCACGGGTCAGGTGGTTTTCGAGATGCGGATGAAATTCTCCATGAATTAAACGAATGGCTGATGTGTGAATGACTATGATGGGAAGTATTCCGATTCCAAATACCAGATTTTATCTGACTAGCATCGACGGTAAGAAGTGGTTCGTAACAGAATACTACAGAACCGCACCGTTTAACCCCGACAAAGAGACCTACGACTTGTACAAGGCGTTTGCAGAAGCATTCCAAGAAAACGAACGAGAAGAGCGAGAATTTTCTGAAAAACGCAAAGAAGCAGTGAAAAAAGCCTACGGTAACGGCTTAAACGCGGGACGACACAGCCATCTGCAGGCTCCGTCAAGCCTAAGCGAAGGCAGACCGGGATGTGAACAATACGATGGTTTCTATGCTTGGTATGCAGCGCACGGAAGATAAGAGAACAAATTGAAAGGAGGAAACAGCTATGCCACTTTATTCACGAGAAGATGCAGAAAAAGCCTGCATTGAATCTATTGAACATGCTCGCGCAGTTAATAATAATACTACTGACAAACAGTACAAAATCGAAGAACGGCACAGGAAAGCGGCAGAACGAATATGAGCATAGCAAAAATCGAAACTGCATCAGGCGTAACGCTGGTCCTCAATGGCAACACGGTCTTTGCCTCGGACGATACATCCTACTGGCTGCAAGGGGCAAAAGTCATTGGTGACGATGGGCATGTCTATGGGCATGCCGAGACTATTCGAGACGCCCTGTGCCTCGTCTTGGCAAAGTACGGCGGGCTAAAGGGAAACAGCGCAAGACAAACAAAACCAATAAAGGCGGTAAGAGCATGGTAGTGTATACGAAATCAGGCGTGACGGTGAATTGCTGCGGTAATCTCCTGATTGCATCGGACGGCAAGACCTACAACCTCTGCGGCAGGATGCTGACCTGCAGCGGCAAAATCATCAGCTACAACTGCCAATCGAAAGACGAAGCGCTGGGTACGGTCGTGGGGCTGTACGGCGGTAGAAGGTTTTAGGGAGGTACACTATGGAAACGGTCATGACGAACAGCGGCGTAGAACTGCGCGTGGAAAGCAGCATCATTTACACAACAGACTCCAAGGCATTCTGGCGTAGCGGGAACATGTTGGTCGGAAACGGCACTGTCATCAGCTACCAGTGTCGCTCGATGGATGAGGCGGTCGATATGGTCGCCGCCTTGTACAACGGAAAGAAAGCAGAAGCAGTTCAAGCATAACCCCCTACAAAATACATGCCGTTCACCTTTTCTGGTGGACGGCTTTATATTTTGTAAATACAGAAATCTGAGGGAATAGCAAGCTGATTTTACCAGCAGTTTGATATTCTGCGGTATGATTTCCGGCAATTTGATATTCTACGGGCAGTTGCACAGCCGTGCGAATTGCATACAATGGGAATTGGAGAACAAAAAGAGCGATGCAAGGATGTATTTGCAATAAATATGGCTGCTGTTTTTGGTATTCACGGAACAACACGAAATTAAACGAAACGCGAAGAGGATACAAGAAAAGACGAATAAAATCCGGCTGAGGCGGATAAAACTTGCACCGAGTAGTTTGAAGTCCGAACAATGGGACAGCTAAAGTGGTAGAATGAAACTAGGAATACCTAAAATCAGATTTAACCGAAAAAGCAAAAAAACATGAATGATTAGTTGCTAAAAACGTAACTGCTCGCTTATATACCCGACCAAAAGAAATGACCCAAATCTGTTTAGGAAGGATAGACACAAAATGGCACGAAGGAAAGCAAACGACTTGGAAAATCAGATGTCGCTCATGGACATGATGGCATCGGAAAGCCCCGAATATACCGAAGAAGGCCCGGAAGAACTCTTGGACCCCGGTGAAGATACAGGGGACAGTGAAGGGCAGACGGATAAACCATTCAAACTCGTGGCGAACAATACCACGAAGGCAAAGGCGAGCATCTCCACGCAGGCGCTGAGTGTTGTGAAGGCGATATATGCCGATACGGTCGAAACGAATTGGGAAGAGTTGTTTGACGGGTTCGACAGACTCTATGCTATCACTTTTTCGTCCGGAATCGAGTTCGTGAATAAGGTCATCAACAAGTTCTCGTATGCGGAAGTCGTGTTCGGATGCGAGAAAATCATCGCCACCGACATCGCTGCCATCATGTCGGTGCAAATCGACAGCGTGCAGCAGCTCGCTAAGTCTAAGTCGGCAGGAATCCTTGCGAACCGCCTCGATGACGGGTCCTTACAACTGTATGTATCGCGGGACACGAAATCGCACGAGAAAATCTTCATCTTGGAGAGCGCTGACCGTAAGCGGGTCCGAGTCATCACTGGCAGTGCGAATATGTCGGCATCGGCGTTTTGCGGCATCCAGCGAGAGAATATCGTTTGCTTCGATGACGAGGCGGCATTTTCGCATTATAAGGCTCTGTTCGAGACCTTCAAGGAGACCTGCTCCGACAACGTTTCGTATAAGGCAGTCGTGAACACCATGAATCAGGAAGATTATCTGAAAGAGAACATCAAAGAAGTGCCCGTCTTCCAATCCATTGAAAAGCAGAAGCTTATCTTTTTGGAACAGGCGCAACCTGAGGACGAGGTAGAATACGAAATAGTCGCCGATGTCAAGAAGATGCAGGAGCTCGTCAAGCCGATTATGCCTAAGATGCCGGTACAGGCGAATCGTATTGTGGTGGCAGCGGAACCGATGCGTGTTTTTACGAAACGATATACCGAGGTTCGGCGTGTAGCAGCTGAGGCTGTTAAGCAGCTTCCGAAACTGCATATCGACTATGATGCAGGGACCATGACCTTCAACGACGAGAATATCGACCTCAATCCGAATCTCAGCGAGGTGGCAAAGAACATCAAGAGCATCCAGAAGTTCTTCTCAGGCATGGACTACTTTTACGGCGATGTCGAGCAGGCTAAGAAAGACTACTTTAAGTACATGACCTGGTATCTGGCTACTCCGTTCATGGCGTATCTACGGTATTTTGCATCAAGGAACAATTACGACACCAAACTGTTCCCGATGTATGGCGTTATATACGGCGACTCAAACGGCGGCAAGACGACCTTTATAAAATTTCTTGTCAAACTCATGTGCGGCGAGACCGTCAAGATGAACACAACGGAGGATTTTACAGCCACAAGAATCGATGGCCTCAAACGAGTATGTGAGGGACTGCCGCTGAACATCGACGACCTCGCCAAGACCCAGTTCCAGAACCATTCAGAACGGGTAATCAAGAACGATGAATGGGGAATCTCTGATAGGCTCGTGAACTATCCTGCTGTATCTATCACATCCAATAAAATCACTTCGTTGACGAAAGACCTCTCGAAACGCGCTATCATCTGTCGAATCGGTGCTAAAATCGACAACGAGCGCGGTGCCAAGAACTCGAAGCGTGTGAATGAGAGTATGTCGGAGCTGACTACCGCGTTCTATGGGGAGTATGTCCGCCGAATGCTTGTTAGCATCGATGAGATGACGACGGAAATGCGTGAAAATGCGAATGGCAAGGAATACTTCCCGGATATCTTCCACGCTTCGTCCAGTGTCATTGCAGATATCTTCGAGGCTTGCGGAATCGATTTGCCGGACTATGTGCGCATCCTGTATTACAACGACTACATGGGTGATGAGAGCATTGGCCGTGCTGCGATTGAGAAAATCGAACTGGCATGGCAGGCAGACCCGAGCAAGTTCCGGGTGGATAAGAAGCAGAACCGGCTCATTTATACCTACCCGCAGGATGGACCCTGGTACGAACTGAAATACATTGCAGACGAGCTGCCGAACTCCCTCGAAGCAGAGATTTCTGGCGGCAACCAGCTTATCATGAACTACGAGCAGGCACAGGAATTGTTCGGCATCAAGTTTCGGCGCTGGCTGGGCATCTTTAATCTTTAATGCGATAGGCAGGTTCTTTCCGGAGCCTGCCTTTTTATTTCGCAAAAATTGTTGCCCATTCGTGCGAATTGCGTACTATGAAGTATACAGGCAAGCGATATTACCGCTGAAAACGACTGCCGAACAGAGAAAGGAAAGACTATGAACGAGCAAAATTTCGTTGAAGATACTCAGGATTCTACTGAAGATATTCAGTATCAGGCGTATGTGGCACTGGTCGAGGATTTTAAGGAATTCATCGATACAACAGTTAAGGCTGACAAGGATTCCTATAAGCATGTAGACTTGTTCAACGGCAAGCCTTTAGAGGAGTCTGTGACGCATACTGTGCCGCTGGAAGATGACAAGGCGCAGCTTCTGGCTGCAGCATGCATGGACTTGGCAAACTCGACTCTGTGGCTGTATTATCACCAGAATAAGTTCAAGGATACGGAGTTCGCCGAGGTCGTCAACAACAACTATCCGAAATATCAGGTCCGAGTACAGCAGGAGATGAACCAAGAGGGAGGACAGTTTTATCTGCGCAGCTGGTATTCGCTGGCTCAGAAGATTTCCAGAGAGTGCCAGCTGAAAGCGTTCGAGGGCTACAAGCCCAAGGAGCAGATGACCTATGTAAACATCTATCTGCTCGTCTATGCTGCCATGAAGTCCCTGAAAAACGGGTCTTTGAGCCGTATCATGGCAAATGTCGAGCACGACTCCGATAAAATCGGAAACCTCGCGTTCTATTTCTTCACCTACATCCTTGAAGTGTTGGAGAGGCCTCTCGGATAAAAGAATGACCCTGCACATGCTGCTTTGGTGTGTGCAGGGCTTTTTTGTTTGTGGGGGATAGGCTCGGAACGATATGCGGAACAATATCAAAACCAAATCGACATTGTTCCGATGCATTGTTCCGACAGGCTGGTTTTGTTCAAGGTGTCTGCCGCACAATCTAAATAATCTTTTTTAAAAGGTGACATCAAATAAGCTCCGGGGGCTGTATTGCTCCCGGAGCTTGCTATTATTGGGGTTGCATCGGCTTGTTGCAATCCATACACAAGATGCGCACAAAGCGTGGGTCTCGCTATTTTCGTTCTGAACACAGTTTGCCCTTGCCTGGGTTGTGTCAACGACATGCGATTTTTTAAAAAAGTGGTGCAGAAAATTTCTCTCAATAGGCTCATCCACAGAAAAACATGGAATACAACCGAAAACTCGCTGGAAAAAGTGCGGATTTCAGCAAAAACTCGTTGGGAAAATGTGCAAGGACACAAAACTGGTAGGAGTTGCAACTCGTACACAATACTGAGAGTTTTCTTCGCCACGCTCAAAAAAATGGGCACGCCCGCACTATATCGGCATACCGATATACGACAACTAAATGATGCAGCGCAGCCAGCGCCATTTTCGTTCTGAGCACAGTTTCCTCTTGCCAGGCTGTGCGAATAGCATACACTTATAATTGTACGATAGATAGCAGCATAATAAACGACTTCCGTACAATTCACATTCTGACGAAGAAGAGCAGATTCACCCCAGTGGTGCGTCTGCTCTTTTTTTGTTGCCAACGAACGAAAGAGGTGTAAAATCATGGAAAAACCATGGACAGCAGAAGAATTAACGATTTTAAATCAGCGGTATCCGAAGGAGGGCGCAAGTGATTCGCTCGTAAAGACTTTAGGTCGCACAAAGCAAGCGATTCGTTTCAAGGCCCAGCAAGTTGGGCTTCGCAATGTGAAACGAAAGAGATTCACTGACGAGGACATCGAGATTCTGAGAGAGCGGTATCCGAACGAGGGTGCCAGCAAAGACCTCCAGAAACTGCTCTGCAGAAGCGCCGCGACCATTAACAGAAAGGCTCGTCTGCTCGGCATAAAAGGCACTCGGCATTATTGGACCGAGGAGGAGTTGAAGATTCTGGCTGAACGATACCCGAAAGAGGGAGCAAGCCAGGAACTGGTGCAACTGTTTCAGCGCAGTGCCTATCTTATCGGTATCAAGGCTAACGTATTGGGGCTCCGATGCGAAAATAAACACCGGTGGACCGAGGAAGAGGAGGATATTCTCATTGAGAGATATCCTTGGGAAGGTGCAAGCGAGGCTCTTTTGAAAGACCTCAACCGCAGCCGCGCTTCTGTCTTGAACCATACGAGCATCATGGGCCTTGTGTGCCAGAAACGCTCGACCTGGACGGCTGATGAGGAAAAGGTGCTCCGGGAACGCTTTCCCGTGGAAGGTGCGAGCGAATCCCTGCAGAAAACCCTGAACCGAACAGGCACTGCTATTTACTGCAAGGCGATGCGCTTAGGATGCCAGAAACCTGCCCAAAAGAATCGCAAATGACCTCTTGCACATCCGTGCGGCTCGAGGTATACTAACCCTGTAATCAAAAAGAATTATCTTTTGCGAGGACTCCGCTAATGGCGCAGTTCTCGTTTTCTTTTTGCCCGAATTTTCGCAGGGCCCACAGAGCACCGGCACTACTTGCCGCCTGCCGCCAGCAAGCAGGGTACTCACCGGAACCCCAGCAGAAAGGCCCCCGGTGCGGATGCCAGTGCGGGATAATGCATGTTCAGAACGGAAAACAAAAATGCTGCCGCCCAGCTAACGGGTAGCAGCATTATTTTTTGTCTGGGATAGTCAGAGGCTATAGGTTAAGTATTAGACGCGAACGCCCATCTCGTCAGCCTTGTCATCCTCGACAACCAGATAGTAGTATACGTCACCGAACTCTAAGCCCAACTCATCGGCATACTTTTTCAGAGTGTCAGAGAACACTTTCAGGTTAAAGCCATTACCGGGATGCTCTTTCTGCCATGCTTCGATTTTCCGCTTCGAGGCGGCAACACAGGGTCTATCTTCCTTGTCGTCATCGTCAAAGGTGAATCCGTCTACCAGACGGCGGGGGGTATCGTCCGAAGCCTCATTCTGGATGACATAGGCGACGATAGCGGCTTTACTGTTATAGTCCGAGTTCTCCGCAAAGAAGTCCTCGATGTCGCCATGCCGTACAACAACATTCTCGTAGAAATCCTTGATTTCGTTGTCGGCGTACTCGTTCGTCATGACCTTCTTATGGTTTTTAAGGAACTTGATGAAGGTCTCGTCGCTCAGGTTGTCAGCATAGAATCCGAGTGCATCCACACGAACTTTCACAAGACTGGTCAGGAACTTCTCCATTTTCGCAAAGACATGCTTTGCTGTAAATGCCTTCTTCAGGTTTATAGTATAGTAAAAAACAGGGAAGTCTTGAATATCTACACCGCTTTCCCTGAAATTCTCTCCTACTTTGTCGATAGCCTTGCGCAAGAAGGGTGCATACTTGTACAGTGCATCGACATCGGTGATGTAGTCGGTAATGTACAGCTCATTGTTTTTGCTGTAATGACCCAAGAGCCCGACGGCCACAGAAAGGCGGATGCCACGCTGAAAATTTGTCAAATCGAAAGTAACGGGGTAAATGACATTCGCAACAATACCGTCCTCAGAATACTCGACGGGAGCCGAGCAGCGATGAATACCGAAAAGGTCATAGCCGTCCTTGTGGATGCTCATGTACTGATTCTCGAGGATGACGAGATTATACAGCGGCAACGCCATCGGAATCTGCGCTTTCAAGAATTCAAGGAAATAATTGACGTTCTCGTGAATCCATGTGTAGTCGTCCACGGTTTCGATGCGTTTCTTAGACTCCACGACATCCTCACCCGGAAGCGGCTCATAACCGCATGCCTGACGAAGCTCGTTTTCTGTCACGGCATCCGTTGCCTTGGCGATTTTCTTCAAGGTAACCTCGGTAGGCTGAGACTGTGTTTTGCCGTTCGCAAGACGGTTCACATATACGCGGCCGAGATGCGATGTCTGGGAAAACTGCTCCTGTGTCCGCGTACCGATGGCTTTCTTGACGAGCGCCGCCAGCTTATCGGGGTCATATCCCGCATTCTCCTTATCATTATACTCGGAACTGTCATCCTTGTTCAGCCAGCCGTCAAGAATCGAATAACCGATATCATGCAAGGAAGCATATACATGTCCGTCTAAGTCTTTGGAGGGGGACGGCATGTGTGCGTTGTCTTCAAGGCACTCCACCTTTTTGCACAGGTGTGCGCACTCGCTGGCAACAAGAATGTACGGCGCATTCAACTCTTTTAGCCTTGGAATGCGGCCGTTGCTGTCGCGGAGCAGTTTTGCCAGATATACAATATCTGAAAGCTGGTCAGGAGCCATCTTTTTGAAAACATCTGTACCGAGTTCGATTTCAGTGATGACAGGTAGAGTAACAGAGGCATCGATGTCTTTAGCGTATTGCAGGATAGCTTCGACAACAAAATAGTAGCTATCATATGCCTTATAATCGATATGGACAACGGTATCCGTTTTCTTTATAGGGACAATTGTTCCTTTGCCATCTTTAACGCCATAGAAAGCCGAAACGGATAGAAAATCGTCAAGGACCTTCTCATCAACATGCAATGCCTTGGCAATCACCGGCAGCTGCTTGCGAAGCAGGACAGGGGCGTTCAGCTTGACAGAGAACATATAGCGACTCCTTTCGCATGTATCATTTTGTAGCTTTGTGTATCATTCTGTAACTATTATACGGGAACGCTGGTGGAATTGCAATAGGAAAAACAACAAAAAGATACAAAAAAGTACATAAGGATACAAGGGCGAATGGCACAGGAAGGGGTTCGCCTTGTTTCCGTTCTGGACGAAGCAGTTTGGGATAGGCGTCGCGCCGGGAATTTAGCTACTGCCGCTCGGTAGGTTGCTAACGGGCTGCAGAAAGGAAGGCGGCAAGCCCGGTGACTGAAAATTTTCGTGTTCGTCGCTTGGCAGTTGCACATTCGTGCGAATTGGATACAATGGAGAATATAAAGTGATTTAGTATAAGCCGCAGGGATTTGTTCTCTGCGGCTTGATTTTTCTCGAAAAGAGGTACAATGATGCGGAATCGAAAGAAAGCCCAGAAGGCTGCTTCTCTTGTCATGGCAGTCATGATGACCTTGACTCTGGTGCTCGGTACGGTGGTGCCGGTCGTTTTGCAGACGGCAGCAGTTTTCTAAAAACTCATAGTTTGTTCTAGCCCCGCGTGGATGAAATGTCTGCGCGGGGCTTTTTTGTTTTGCGGAGGAAATCATGGCGGAAAAGAAGCGGCAATATTCACGAGCGCTCGCACAGAAGCGATGCTTGGAAGCGATTGAGCGAGCGATTCTCATCAATAAGAGCGAGGCGGAAAGACCTTTTGTGTTTCAGGTACAGGAATTGGTCGTGTTCGGGCCTCTGGTCGATACCGATGCACCCACAGTCCACGGGGTAGATATCCTTGCGACTACGGCACGGCATCACAGATACCAGAATCGGGACGAGGCATTTCACAGTGACAGCGAGGATTTCATCAATAAGTACGCTCCGTTCAGTATCTGTTCGTGGCGGTTCCGGGAAGAGTTCCCGGAAAAGGATATGCTGAACTACCTCAAAGGCCGGCACATGGGCATCGTGACGATGTACGGGCAGCAGGACCGGGCTTTGCTCGATGATGGCGGATTCTTCACCATCATCCGAGACGGCAGGGTTCAGGCTGACCAGCTGGATGCCTTGAAGGAACTGTTCCGAGGTAAAGCATGAGCACCGTTACGCTGATGCAGGGAGACTGCTGCGAGAAACTGAACGAAATTCCGGCACATTCCGTGAACCTTGTCTTAGCGGACCCGCCCTACGGTATCACACATCAGGCTTGGGATACGGTATTGCCGTTTGAGGATTTCATCATGAAGGACGGGAAGCGACTAAGCCTGACAGAGTTTCTTCTTTCCTGCTACAAGGCGGGGATTTCCTATGCTGATGCTATGTCTATCTGGACTGAAAATAAACAGCAGGGGATTTGGAAGCAGCTGGATAGAATCCTGACAGAGAACGGCGCAGTGATTCTATTTTCGGCGGGAGCGTACACCAAGACCCTGATGGATGGCAAGACCATTCCGTGGCGATACAACCTCATCTGGCAGAAGACATCTCCGGTAGGATTCCTCAACGCGAACCGGATGCCGCTAAGGGCGCATGAAGACATCCTGGTCTTTTACAAGAAGCTGCCAACCTACAACCCACAGAAGACCTCAGGGCATCCAAGAAAAGTCTCAACGGCGGAGCATAAGCGGAACTCCAAGATGACTGAGGATTACGGCAAATACAAGGCAAAAAGCTACGACAGCACTGAGAGATTTCCTACGAGCGTTTTGACCTTTGCCACAGATAAGCAGAAATGCGCAGCGCACGGCACACAGAAACCCGTGGCGTTGTGTGAGTGGCTTATAAAAAGCTACACAAACGAGGGCGATACGGTCCTCGATTTCTGCATGGGCAGCGGCTCGACCGGCGTGGCGGCAATGAATACGAATAGAAACTTTATCGGCATCGAAAAGGATGCCGATTTTTTTGATGTTGCAAAAGAGCGAATCGCCGATGCGGCGCAAAGCCGTTGAAGATACCGCTATTTGTTTTCGCACAAAGACCAACAAAAAGCATCTTAAACACACGCGTGCATTCGATAAATGAGCGCGTGTGTTTTTTGTGCATTCCGCGCATTTATCGCTCATTTTTTATAGGGCCAAAATGAATAAGAACAAAGTATACACGCATGTCTCTCTGTTTTCCGGTGCAGGGGGACTCGATATCGGCTTAGAGCAAGCCGGGTTTCGCCCGGTATGGGCGAACGACTTCAACCATGATGCCTGTGAGACACATAGGCTGTGGAGCAATGCCACGGTGGTAGAAGGCGACATCGGCAAAGTGGACTACGATACCATCCCAGATTGCGATATTGCTTCCTTTGGATTCCCGTGCCAGGGTTTCAGCCTGTCGGGACCAAGGAAAATCGACGATAGCCGGAATGTGCTCTACCGGCATTGCGTCAAGCTGGTCGAAAAGAAGCAGCCAAAGTTGTTCCTCGCCGAGAACGTCAAAGGCTTGCTGACGCTTGGTGGCGGGAAAATCAAGGACGCTATCATCGCGGATTTCGAGAGCAAGGGATATGTAGTGTCTATCAACCTTGTCAATGCTGCGGACTATCATGTCCCGGAAGATAGACAGCGAATCCTCCTTGTGGGCATCCGAAAAGACCTTGCTGAGAGGTATGGCGTAAAGTTCAAGGTTCCTACACCTTTTCCTGACCGTATCAGTATCCGACAGGCGTTAGAGAGTTTAGCACCGGCGGCAGAAGATGAAATTTGCAAAGAAGCCTACTCCTCGCGCTACATGTCCCGGAACCGGAAACGCGGATGGGACAGCGTATCGTTCACAATTCCCGCTATGGCAAAGCAAGTGCCTCTCTGGCCCGGGTCACCAGACATGGTGAAGGTCGGCAAAGACCATTGGCAGTTCGGGGAGAAAGGCAGTACAAGGCGCTTGTCCTATAAAGAAGCAGCTGCTATCCAGACATTCCCGAAAGATATGGTTTTTTGCGGGAATCTGACGAGCAAGTATAAGCAAATCGGTAATGCAGTGCCTTGCGAACTTGCAAGAGTCGTGGGAACGGAACTGTACCGTATCTTGAGCAAAATTGAAGAGCAAGAAAGTCATTGTCCGGCATGAGTGATTCGTGCCGGATTTTTTATTGGAGTCATCATGCCAGAGACAAGAAAATACACCGTCGTTGACCTGTTCGCAGGTGTAGGCGGATTGAGTTACGGGTTTTCAAGAAACGACCGCTTTGAAATCATCTTGGCGAACGAGATGCAAAAGGATATTGCGAAAGCATATACCCTAAACCACCCTTCGGTCAATATGCTGCAGGGCGACATCAAAGACCTGTCTGAAGATATCCTCCGTCAAGCGATAGGAAACCGTACAGTGGATGTCGTGGTCGGTGGTCCGCCGTGTCAGTCGTACTCCACGCTTGGTAAACGCCAAATGGATGCGCGGGCAAATCTTTTCATGGAATACAAGCGCGTTCTCTGTATCCTGCATCCGAGAGCCTTCTTGTTCGAGAATGTCAAAGGCATTCTGAGCATGGATAAAGGAGCCCTGTTTGAGCATGTCCGCAAAGAATTCGAGGATATTGGGTACAGCCTCCAATACAAAATCCTCAATGCCGTAGACTACGGTGTACCGCAGCTGCGGGAACGGGTCATTCTGGTTGGGTTCTTGGGCGAGAATGACTTTCAATACCCGGAACCTACCCACGGAGAAGGACTACTACCGTATGTGACGCTGCAAGATGCACTTAAAGACCTGCCTGCGCTCTCGTGCGGGGAGGAAAGCACCGTGTATGCCGCTCCTCCCGGCAATACATTCCTTCAATGGGTCCGGCAGAGTGAATCCGCTACGCTCACGGAGCATAAAGCCCCGAACAACAGCGCCCATCTTCGCAGAATCATGGCGGCGCTCAAAGATGGGCAAGGCAAAGATGATTTGCCGGAAGAACTCAGACCAAAGAGCGGGTTCAAGAACACCTACGCGAAACTCTGGTGGGAGAAACCCGCCACTACCATCACACGGAACTTTGCCTGTCCGTCCTCATCAAGATGCATCCATCCGAGAGATTCGAGGGCACTTACGATACGTGAAGGAGCACGGTTGCAGAGTTTTCCTGACAGCTATCAGTTCTACGGCTCGGATTGCCTGAAACGCTTAGAAATCGGCAACGCGGTCCCGCCGCTGCTTTCGGTGGCATTAGCTGAACAGATGCTAAAAGCACTTGATTCAGAAAATAACATACCTACAGATTCTCGGCACTAAGTAGCCGGGAGCGAGGATTTTACATGAATAATAATAGCGCCGAATGGCAACGCGAATTCTACTTGACGCATGACAAGTACCAAATGCAAGGGAAGAGCGCAGAATGCTATAAGGTCGTCAAGGGTCTTACTCGTATCCTGCAGCTGCCTACCATTGCGAAACTCACGACCGACAACGAATCGGTCATCGGTGACTTTCGATTGAATCGCGGCGAGTATGGGCTTGAGCCCTACGATGAGTACGCTATCAAGGTAGATGATACCTACGGTGCGTCATTATATATCATTGTCCACAGAAGGGCTGACACAACTTTCCTATGCCCGATTCTCGTAGGCTTTGAGGGCGAGAATACCTGTGCTATGGTCATGCCTACCGACAACTGGCGGATGCGGGAAATGGCGGTATTTGTCGAGCTGAAAAGGGCAGAGAAGGAATTCGGCGTGGACGGGCTGATGATGGCAGTGAACACCCGGAATGGGGTATACGGCTACCTTTCCGTTCTGAACGAGTCTGGCAACATGCTGGAACGGTGGCTGCGAACCGAGCGCGATTCCCTACATGAACGGAACACCGTGACGGCTCCAAGCTCAGCGGCGCTGATACTGCAAATCTGGCTGCACACGATATGCCTTTGGAAACGGCGGCGTTTGAGTCGGAAGGTCGAGCAGCGCATCGTACACGCGAACGGGGAGCAGGAAACGGTCAAGGATGTCAGAGAATGCCTGAATACCTCCAAGCAGACTATCGTGGACCTCAAAAAGGGCATCGTCGTCTATGTGAATGACGGTGCTGGGAAACGGGCGTTTGCCGGGTTCTGCGTGCTCCAATCTGAGCGTTGCGGACATTTCCGGCATCTGCAAAGCGGCAAGGTCGTCTATGTCCGACCGACGACCGTGCATTACAAGAAACTGAACCCCAACAAAGCTATCAGTCAGACTGCCAAGCCGGTAATCTACCGAAATACGGAAGATTTCCTGCGCGAGAAGTCCTACCTCGAAAACGATGTGCTCATGATGCTCAAATGCAACGGTATCGAGTATCAGCGGGAAAAGATGTTTCCGTGGATGGGGAAGAAGCGTCTGGATTTCTTCCTGCCAGGCAAGAACATCGCCATCGAGTGTCAGGGTGTGCAGCACTTTTACCCCTACGGCAGCGATGACGGGGATTTCGAGGCACGAAAGCAGCGGGATACCGACAAGTATAACGAATGCACCAGCAACGGAGTGCAGGTTCTTTATTACATGAGCGAGTTGATTCCAGTGCCTGGTGAGATGGCGAGAAAATACCAGTATGTGACCAGCCTCGATGAGTTGCTGGCGATTCTTAACGATAAATAATTGATTTTTACGCCTCCGATGTTACGGCATCGGGGGTTTTGTTTTTGGAGGATACGGAGATGGCAAAGAACGATAATTTGCATAAAGCGAAAGACGCTAAGAACGACGAGTTCTATACCAGAATCGAGGATGTCGCGGAGGAACTGCGGCACTACAAAAAGCATTTTGCGGGCAAGGTTGTATTCTGTAACTGTGACGACCCCACTTGGTCTGCTTTCTGGCGGTATTTCCACCTGAACTTCGCTGAGCTCGGCTTAAAGAAGCTGATTTCCACACACTACGACCGCACCGAGCCCACCTACAAGATGGAATACGAGGGTGGGGACGACAACAATGTGGAAGTCGGAGTTAAGACCCCGCTGGAAGGTAACGGCGATTTCCGAAACAAGGAATGTCTCGACTTGCTGGATGAGAGCGATATTGTGGTAACGAATCCGCCCTTTTCCCTTGCAAGGGCTTATGTCCAGTGTTTACGCGAGCATGGCAAGCAATTTGTTATCATCGGAGACCTCAACTGGATTACTTACAAAGAAATTTTCCCGATGCTAAAGAACAATGAAGTCTGGCTTGGATATTCTTCTGTAAAAGAATTCGTACAACCTGACGGGACAATCAAAAAATTCGGGAATAAATTGTGGTATACCAACCTCGATATCCAGAAGCGCCACGAAAAGCTGATTCTCTGGCAGCGGTACTATGACGATGACGGGAATCCTTTGCCGGATGCGGAGGAGCGCTACCCCCACTACGATAACTACGATGCCATCAATGTAGACAGGGTTGCGGATATCCCGGTGGATTACAAGGGTGTTATGGGCGTACCTATCACATTTCTGGATAAGTATAACCCGGATGAGTTTGAGATTGTTGGTGGTTCCATGTTCGATGATACGCCTTGCCGAATTGAAGTGTATTATCCTGACGGCGAATACACATTTTTGAAGACTGACGGAGTTTCGCCTTCTGGGTCCGGCGCATTGAGAGATAAAATGTCCCCAAAAATTCCGGGTAAAGGTAAATGCGATTACAGTGTTAGTAAGCACGGAAAATACTTACATTCGGTTTATCAGCGGATTTTCATTCAAAAGAAAGCCGAGGCGTGATATGTCACTGATTATACATACTATTGTTCCTGAAGGCATTGTTGTCTGCGCTGATACGCGCACTACTCGCAGGGATGGTAAAGGGCATGTTCAATACGATGACACTGCCGAAAAAATAGTACCTTTTCCAAATCGTATCGTTGTAAGCCATTGTGGCGATGCAAAAGTAAGAGAAAACCTGACCGTAATGCAATTCTTATATGATATACGTAAAAAATATGGGAAGCAAGCCACCATTGATGATTTGCCGTTAAAAATATTGAATGAATACTTCCGCGTCAATGGTAACGGCTGCACAATATTTAAGATTAGTGGGTATTTAGAATTTGGGAGAATGGCTTGTACTTACACTATCGACACTGCCAAATCATCTATTGTTTTATCAACAGAAATTGGCTCTTATGGAGCCTCATATAACGGTATTACTGATGTTGCACACGCCATAATGAATTCCGGAATCGACTATAAGAATCTTTCGCTCGCTAACGCTATTTCATTAACTCGTGGGTGCCTTCTTGAGAACATCGATGTATTCCAATATCACGCAGAACAAAGTATCGGCGGGGAGTGTCAAACATATATCGTCGATATAATGCATGATTCTGCCGGGTGGTATCAGGATGGCGGCGATGTAAAACCGGATACAGCTGCACCGTCAGATGCATTACGGAAATTACGAGAGCAACAAGAGGCTAAGCTCCGTAAGCAGATTAAAAAAGAGTGTACGCCTCAAAAGAAGAAAGGTCGTAAACAACTATGAAAATCACAGAAACGAAAATCAAGGTATCTGACCTTGTCGAAAACTACAAGGATAATGGCGATGGCGGTGTCTTTGGCTACAATGACCGTCTTACGATTCGCCCATCCTTCCAGCGTGAGTTTATTTACGGGGAGAAGCAGCGTGCAGCCGTCATCGATTCCGTAATGAACGGATTTCCGCTGAATGTCATGTACTGGTCTAAGACCGGGGCTGACACATACGAGGTTCTTGATGGGCAGCAGCGTACCGTCTCTATTGCCCAGTACATTAACAAGGATTTTCCTATCAAAATCAATGGCAACGACAAGTTCTTCCAAAACTTGACCAACGAGGAAAAGCAGGCAATTCTGGACTATGAGCTGACGGTCTATGTCTGCGAAGGCACTGAAGCCGAGAAATTGGAATGGTTCAAGCGCATTAACATTGCTGGCGAAGTTCTGACTCCGCAGGAGCTTCTGAACGCTACATACACAGGACCGTGGCTGGCTGATGCCAAAAACTACTTTTCGAAACGCAACTGCGTTGCTGCGAAGATGGCGGACGGATACCTGAAAGGCAACCCGATTCGGCAGGAGTTGCTGGAAAAAGCACTGGCATGGATTGCTGACCGTGACGGTCTGGAATCCGGGCAGATGTACATGGCGGTTCACCAGCATGACGAGGATGCCAATGACCTCTGGCTTTACTTCCAGTCTGTCATCAACTGGGCGAAGATGTTGTTCCCGACGAAACGGAAGGGAATTACGGATGCACAGGCATGGGGACTGCTCTACAACAAGTATCATGCAAAGCAGTACAACAGCAACGCTCTGGAAGCTGACATCAAGAAACTCGTGCTGGATGATGACGTAACCAAGAAGGCAGGCATCATCCCGTTTATCCTCTCTGACCGTACTTGGCGCGATGAGAAGCACCTGTCCCTTCGCGCATTCACTGAGTCGCAGAAACTCCGCGCCTATGAGCGGCAAGGTCACAAGTGTCCCTTGTGCGTTGCAAATGGCATCAACACCGAGTACGCCTTTAAGGATATGGAAGGCGACCACATCATTCCTTGGAGCAAGGGCGGGCATACCACCGACAACAACCTGCAGATGCTGTGCAAAAAGTGCAATGCGGTGAAGTCGGATAATTGACATACCGATGTTGTTTTTATGTTGCAAGAATTATGCTTCCCATAGACAAGACCGGTCAGCCTGACTGGGTGTATATGGAAGAATATATGAGGAAGGTGAAGGAGAAAGCTAAGAATATACTAAACCATTTTGAAAAGGACAGAAATGGTGTATAATAACTATGGATTATCTAAAATTGGAAGAATATCTGTCGCGAAAAAACTTGTGAGCAAATCAGAAGAGAAAAATTAGAGATATGTGAAAGGAGGTCTTGTAATGTATCCTACCGACTTATGCTGGGAAACCGGTGAGTTTACAGATGATTGCTGTTGCGATTTTTGCGAACATCGTGAAGAGTGCAGTGGCTATGATAAGAATGATGATGACGACGATTGATATGCCACAGTAACGAACAAAACCGTAACAAGCGCTCACCATGACATCGTAACCACCATCACCCCAAAAACTATAGCAGTCCTTATCAGCACTCAACGCCGAGACAGATGTCCTGAACCAACCCCAATACATCCGTCCAGAGCATCTTCGTCCTCACAAAGAATTTGACAACTTGGATATTGACTGAATTATTGAGATTGGTCTTGAGTAATTCACGAAGCGTGGTATAATAAGACTATCACAAAAGGTTTGAGCCTCCCATCGTAATCAGTAGCATGCTGACTGCGGTGGGAGGTTTTTGGTTTAATATAGATAGGGGGTTCTAAGATGGACGGGAAAGATAAAAGGATGGGATTGACAAAAGATGGAATCTTCGTGATATGTACGGAATACTACGAAAAGTTACAAAGAGTTAATCATGAAATGTACTGCGAAAACAAAAATGGACCCTTCGCACCAAACGAATATGCGTTTTATAATGAACTGAAAAGTCAAGAGCGTATTACAGGCTTGGACTGCCCGGATGGGTACACTTATTATACGATTGCCGCCAAAGCAAAGGAAGCACATCTATGCTTGGAATTCGGTCTTTATGGGGCAGCATTACAGCTGGCACTTACGTTGCCCGATACATGTGGAGCAATCGCATATGCCCATTTTGGCAAAACTGAGGTAAGAAATCGATATGAAAAATGGTTTGATGAATATGTAATAGAGAATGGTGGTCCGGATGGAAAAGCACTCGCAGACAACGGATTTACTGGGGAAAAATGTTACTATCTAAGAAATAAAATTTTGCATGAAAATACAACAAGTGGATACGATTTCAAACTGACGATTTCAAACGCATCTGGAAAGATAATTGATAACAAACACATGCTGATTGAAATTGGGATTCCTATTATTTGCTATGCAATTTTCGAAGGAGTTGGAAATTTTATACAGCTTGACTATCCGGCTCCACAAGATTACAAAACTTATGGATACAAAATTTATTCTACCGTAGCCAGTATAGAGAGCTTGAAAAAGGTGACAGATTATTTTGATAATAAAGATAACATGTAAATAAAAAACATAAGAACAAACGAAAATTCCTTGTGCCATCTCTTGTACAATTGAAAATTGCAAAAACAAATGGTATAATGTTAATAATTCAAATCATCTCAGTACCAACTAATAAATACCAACAACCCAAACAAATCCCATAACGAAAGGAGCCATACCATGTCCACCCTCAAAAACGGCGAGTTCGGCATCGACTTGGACAAGGAGAAGATTCTCTGGACCGACCGCAAACGCCACACCATCTTTTCTCTGCCACTGTCATTTACAAAGTACACCCTGACCGAGACCAAACTCATCATCCAGCGTGGCTGCTTTAACCTGCGCGAGGATGAGATTCAGCTGTACCGCGTCCGGGACATCGCGTTCAAGCAGAACTTTTATGAGCGCCTTTGCCGTGTCGGCAGCATCCATCTCTGCTCTACGGATGCTATGACACCGGAAATCGACATCCGCCGCATCAAGAATCCGCGTGATGTCAAGGAAGTGCTTTCTAAGACCATCGAGGCATGTCGGAAAGCGAACGGTATCCGTACTTCGGAAATCATCGGGGACCATGGCCGCTTCCCTGAGCCTGACCCGCATGGTATGCCGCCTGAACCCTGCCACGAACATCCTCATGACTAATACCAGCCCGTACAGATTCAGTTCTGTGCGGGCTATTTTTTTGTTTCCAAAAGAAATTTTCGGAAAATCCGACCTAGTCGGATTTCAGGATGATTGGGCAGTTGACCAGCTATGCGAACGGCCTAGAATTGAAAGTGTAGCAAGCACACATCAATACAAAGGAGAACATATTATGGAAACTAACATCCTAAAATTTGAGCTCACCGCTACTCGTCACTTAGACGACAACACACCGGACACCATTACCGCCTCCATCGGTATCCCTGTCGAGGCCGATGACGATGCGGTCAACGAAGCGATGAACAGCGATGAACTGATTGCCTACGCAGTCGGCGTATTGTATGACCTTGCGGCCTATATGCGCCCGCAGTGGCTGGATGGCGAGGACACCGGCATGACCCTCGAAGCTTATTTCGGTGACAGCATATGTCAGACCCGCAATGGCTTCGTGACAATGGACAAGAAAGGGTATAGCTTCGACCTCGAAGATTAAGCTGAGCCAATTAGGAGTCTTGCCTGCATCAGCGGGTGAGACTCCTTTTTTGCTGTGTCGCTGCAAAACATAGTTGACGACCCGTGCGACTGGCATACAATAAAACATACTGAACAGCGTTGATGACGTTGCTTCGGTAGAGACGAATAGGGTCCTGAGCCGACCTTAAACGCTCACTGCGAAGAAAGACCTGCCTGCGGCTAACAGGCGGGTCTTTTCTTTTTGCGGGCGTTTTTTGCTTTGCTAAAAATGTATCTAATCCGTGAACATATAGCGTTCATCGTTGTATTCAATACAACTTCATGGTATAATGCAAGTATCAAAACAAGCAAAACATTCCGTATCATCGAAGATATTTCAGGGGCATGTCTATGAAGCGATTTCTCTCGTTCATCCACAAAACGCTCTTCCTTCTTGCTGTCGCAACCATTTCTGTAGCGTTCGAGGGATGCAGTGAGGTGGCAGACAAGACCATGGACGGCATCAAGGACTTGCCTGCGCAAATCATTCATATGGCAACCCCAGAGACTACTGAGACGGCTGGTTCGGATATAAACATGACGCCCGAGACAGCCGCCACGGAATACAACTACATATACTTCCGGTACAATAATCAGTGGGTCACGGGTAAACTCATCAGCTACGAGGTAGTCGATAACGGGCAGAACATAAAATTTACCGTAGAAGGTAACAGTGATGCCAGCTATTATACAAGCATGGCAAATGTCGTGCTCATGCACAAAGACGAAAACAACACACGCACACAGAATATATACGAAAAACTTGCGGAGGGGACAACTTATGGCTGATGCACAGCGAGGGCAATTTGTAATTGATTGCAAAAGTGGCGAAGCAGCCGGTATTATTTATGGCTTGGTGCATGATAAAACCATGTTCCGCCCGGAACTCGACCTTGCAAATGCGCATCCGAAGGAGTTCGATAACGAGCATATTTTCCCACTCGACATGTTCATCAACAGTGATTATATGCTTAAACTGAGCAAGGAAGAGTTTGCAAAAGAATTAAAGCGACTGTTCGTTGAAGATAAAATCGGGTTTGCTCAGGTGGTTGTCGCTACTGATATCCATGATATGCATCGCATTGTGGTCCTGACAGACACTACACAGAAAGACAAACTGAGTCGAATTGCTGTATCTCTGTTCGGCGTACCGAAAAGGGAAGCAAGGCGAATTATCGCAAAATATCAGGCTCAGTAAAAAGCGAGGAGGGTAAAAGAATGCTGGCAAATATCGCAGTTTTACGAACTGTTAAAGCAAATGTAAATGAAGCAATTATGGTTGCGTTGCCCTCGATTTTGTTCGAGAGTTCGCACGACAAAAAAAATACACAGAAATACTATCTGCAGGGTCCTGCGGCTGAATATATTCCTGTTGAGATACCGGATACTTATGCCAAGAAATTCTCCAAGTGCGCTACGGCATTGGCAATGCAGCTTGTCCTTCTCAGCAACAAGACGAAAGGCTTCTTTGGTCCTGAAATCTGCAATGTGGAGGGCAAAGATATCCAGACTGCCCGGAGCATCACAAACTCCATCATGGGCGAGAGACAGGCAAAGTTTTATAGCGCGAAACTTAACGATGGGGTGTATGACACGCAATATGCGGTCAGCGAATATGCGGTTGAGAATTGGGCAGACGACATTGTGCCACCCGTTGTCATTAACAGCTGCATCTGGGCTATCGTAACAAATACCGCTGCGGAAATGCAGAAGGACAACCGTTTCCTGCGCAGAAAAGAAATCTGCGATACCGAGTTTTTTGAAATCGCGACTCGCATTTACAATGAGCTGCTGGGGTTTGCAGCGAGAAAATACGAAATCTTAGACATTGGTGAATGACTATGAGTGTCAACCTTATTGAGGGCAATATCTTAACACCGCCGACTCGTAACGAGAATACTATCATCTGCCATCAGGTGAACTGTCGTGCCGCAATGGGTGCGGGTCTTGCCAGACAGATTCGGGATAAGTGGCCCGTCGTGTTCGACGAATATGTGAAAGTTTGCAGTCCAAAGAAACTCGGTGACTTTCAGGTGGTTCAGGTCGCCCCGCAGCTGTATGTTGCTAACCTGTTCGGGCAATTGAGTTTCGGCAGAGATAAGCGTCAGACGAACTACGCGGCGCTGGGAACGGCTCTTTTCAGAGCAATGAAAGAACACCCTGACGCAACTTTCCGCGTTCCTTACGGTCTCGGCTGCGGGTTGGCAGGCGGAAACTGGGTGACAGTGCTGAACCTTATCGAGGAAGCTGCCAACGCTTGGAATGTGAACGTTGAGATTTGGGTACTGCCCAAAAAGTGAGGGGTCAGTATGTACAATACAAACTATAAATGCGTCAAGCCGTTCGATGTATGGCTTGATGCTATTGGTCCAGATGGCAAGAAAATTCCATATCGGGTAAAGCGCGGGACCATCTGGCGCTTGGAATGGTGCGGCGGCGAGCAGAGTTTCAAGGAATTCACCGGACCAGATAAGATGCACATTACACTGCCGGATGAGTTTGTCGAGAAATATTTCAAAAAGGTTTGAGCATGGGGAATTATTGTCCGTATACAAACGGCAATGTCGTCTACCTAAAATGCCAAGAGTGTGAGGACAAAATCTGCGAAAAGGATTGGTTCTTTTGCGGAGTTGCGGGAACGCCGTTATCGATGACGAAGTCCCGCAAGCAAATGTCAGAGTGCATCGATAAGATGCTGGCAAAACGGGAAAAGGTCGTCATTGCAGCAGAATCTGGTAAGAAGATGGCTGCTTTGGCGGCTATGTACGCCAGCGAGCGGGGATACTCTTTCATTCCCGTCACAAACGATGATTTGTCCACATACCTCGCCAAACAGCAGCAAAAAGGATGTGTAGTGTTTGATGGAGCCGAAAACGAACGAGAAATCGAAAACACCTGTCGTGAGCTGCGCATACCGCTGCGGCACTGTAAATTGGAAGGAGCATAAAGCCATGATGTACCAGAAACTTGTCCGAGATAATATCCCGGCTATCATTGAGAAGAACGGGGAGACCTGTGTTACGCGCACGCTGTCTGACAAAGAGTACGAGGACGCTCTGATGAACAAACTGCAGGAAGAGGTCGCCGAATTGCTGGAAGCCTACACTGCCAAGGAGCGGAGTGCTCTTGACTGCGCGGAAGAAATGGCAGATGTGATGGAGGTCATGTACGCTATGGGCAAGACTTGCGCTGTTTCCAAACGAGAAATTGAACAGGTACGGAGCCAGAAAGCAGCAGAGAAGGGAACTTTCTCTAAGAAAATCTTTTTGGTTTCGACAGAAAAGTGAAGGGAGCATGCTTGTGACGCAGCAAGACACAATGCGGTTAATCAGAAAACTGATTTTTGCCAAATACAGTCAAGACCCCACGCATTTTTGTCGGTGTGTGGACGAAATTGCACAAACCTTGGACGAGCAAGGCGACAAGGAAGGTGCCCGCGCTATTCGCAACACTTCCCGTGATGGCTATGTGAAATCATACTACGAGGCAAGTAGACAAACGCAGCCTCTCGGTAGCCCCTTTGTCAGCTATAAACATGCGTTCGTCATCGACAACAAGGATATCGCGTTGTGGCACGCGAGGAACGATAATCCGCAAATGCGGGTCCGACACATTTTAGAGTATATCGAAAACGGGGAAATGGTCGGAAAAGATGTGCTGGAATACGATGCAAGCACCGATAAATGGCATCGTATCGAGGCGGAATCTATCGAGTTGGTATAGGGACACTACATCACCCATGCTCCTCTAATCCCCTTTCTGCTAGCGGTTAGCACATAAAATAAAATATACAAACAGCGATTTTTATCAACAGCCCCTTGCACATTTGTGCGAACTGCATACAATCTAAATTATAGACTAAAAAATGTACCCTGATGGCTGTTGTGATAGCTGTCAGGGTCTTTTTGTTGCCTGCCAATCTACTATTCGGAGGGATTACAATGACGCTCAATGACTTGTCCAGCGAACAGCAGGACCTTGTACGGCTGGCGCTTGACGGGAAAAACGTGTTGTGCGATGCCTGTATCGGAAGCGGTAAGACGTCCACCATCAATGTTTTGTGCAACGAGTTTGATTCCTCTAAGGAGATTCTGTACCTGACCTATAACCGGCTTTTGAAACTCGATGCGCAGGAAAAGATTCTAAACGATAATGTCACGGTCCAGAACTATCATGGATTTGCCTCGAAAATCCTGTACCGGCGCGGCATCAAGAATGTCGGACAGGGCGAGCAGATTGGGATGGTCTTGAGGAAGCGCGTTCCTGTCGGGCACTTTGATGTGCTTATCATCGACGAGTATCAGGACATCAACGAGGAAATCTCGAAGATGCTCGAATACATCAAGGAATCGAACCCAGGCCTTCAAATCATCGCGGTTGGGGACATGAAGCAGAAAATCTATGACCAGACCTCGCTGGATATCTGGTCGTTCATCCATAAGTTCTTAGGCAAGCACACACAGGTCAATTTCACGCAATGTTTCCGCCTGTCCCATGACCTCGCACAGCGGCTCGGAAACATCTGGGGCAAGGATATCAACGGCGTGAACAAGAACTGTAAGGTATCGACCATGTCCCGTGAGCAGGTGATAGACTATCTGGATACCAAGAACCCGAAGGATGTCCTGTGTCTCGGTGCCAGAACGGGGTCTATGGTAAAGGTTCTGAATGAACTTGAAGCAAGACCCGGCAACCTCTATGACAAGAACCATGTATATGCCAGCATCAAGGAACCTGATGGCGAAAAGCATGTAGCACCCGGTGCAGACGTTGGTATCTTTACGACCTTTGACGGCAGTAAAGGCATGGAGCGCCCCATCTGTGTTGTCTTTGATTTCACGGAATCCTACTGGTGCTCTCGTGTATTTCAGCCTATGGCGCGGTATGAGATTCTGAGAAACCTTTTCTGCGTTGCGGCGAGTCGCGGTAAGGATGAGGTCATCTTTGTAGAGCCTCCGAAAAAAGAGGACAGATTTGGGCTGGTCAGCGATAAGACTCTGATGACTCCCGTCAAGATAAATCAGGAGTTCAATACAAAGTTCGATATCTCTGAGATGTTCGATTTCAAGTTCGATGAGGATGTGGAGCACTGCTACCAGCTTATCAATACGACGCCGGTCTTCCATAAGGATGTACATGAAATCGAAATCAAGCATTCGGATGCGATGATTGATTTGGCTCCCTGCATCGGCATCTACCAGCAGGCGAACTTCTTCGATTATTACGATATCGACAGTGCGATTGCCTTCTACATGTACCTGCATAACGACAAGAAGGTGGCGCTGCCTTCCAGCTGGAAATCCGTGGAGGAGAAGGTCCTGTTCCTGACGATGCTGATGACGAGTCAGGACCGGTATGTGAAGCAGGTTGAGTTGCCCTTTATTACGAGAGCGCAGGAAACCGACCTGAACAAGCGCTTGTCTATGGTGTTCACTCCCGACGAGTCCGTACAGGAACGCTGTGAGTTGACTGCCGTGGTAGATACCAAGGCGAAGAAGAAACTTGTTATCAGCGGCATGGCGGATGTCGTGAAGGACAACAAGGTCTATTTGCTGAAATTCGTGTCTTCGCTCGCGCACAAGCATTTCCTGCAATGTGCCTGCTATATGCTGGCAACCGGGTTAAAGCAGGGTGTTGTCTGGAATATCCGCGATAACATGATGTATGAAATCGAGATTCCGGACCCTGACAAGTTCCTGGACGCGGTAATCACCTGTATCACGAAGCAGGTCTTTGCCAAGGCAGAAAGCTATACGATTTCCAAGGACTATACGCAGGACCTCGATACCATCATCGAGCAAATCATGACCGATGATTCTCTGCCGGAATTCGATGTCGGCGGCAATGTCAAGGAAGAAAAGAAGACGGCTGATGAAGGTATCTCTATCATCCGCCGTGGTGAGCAGTACATCATTGTGGATGCTGCAAACCGTCAAATCATCGATAACAGCGCCATGAACGGCTACGATTCGATTCTCGCTGCCTGTGAGGATTATGTCCGGAAAAACAAGCAGCTGGCAGAGGAATCCATGTCCAAGAAGGAACTGCTCAGCGTTATTGAGGATTGGCTCGACAATCACAGGGATTTCGAAGCAGCTATGTCCAAGACCGAGGTGGATATCAAGCACCATATCGGCGAATATGCGAACTACGCTTCTCTTTCTACCTATGTTGTTCGTAAGATGCTCAAAGACCGTGGTCTTATCATCAATTTCAGCGAACGTCAGCTGTTGAAGGTCTGGAAGGAGCGGAAGAAGCAGGATACGAATACCGTGGAGAATACGCGGTACGAGACCCTTGCCTCTACGCTCGAATCCCTCGTTAAGGCAGGGGTCGATGTCCAGCTTGAAATGCCGGAAGAGGAGAAGGTCGCAAAGCCCGAACCGGACCCGGAAGAAGAAAAGCCTCAATTCGATAAGCGCATCCCCTATACCGTTATTCGTTCGTCCCGGCTCTCTAAGCCCAACGATGTGCGGTATATTGTCGTCAATCTGAACGACAAGGACCAGGTGCTGGACGATGCAAGCGGATACGGATACAAGTCGATTTCTGCCGCACAGAAGGGCTACGGATATAAATGCCGGAATCTCACCAAGTACGGGGAAGTTAAGCACTCGTCAAAGCCAAAAACCAATATCCCGGTCTCACAGAGCCGTCAGCTCTCGTTCGGGGATTTTTGAGAAGGAGGGACTATATGACCTACAGCGAAGCGTTCCCTTTATGGGTAGCGGAAGTGTACCGGAATCATGGCTATGAGCCGGATAAGTGGTACGGGTCAGAGGTTGCAGAAACGCTGTACAATGAAGCCATGGCGACCTACAACGGCCCTCCCGCCACGATGCGGGACTATATAGAAGCTATCCCGTCTGCGGATGAATTCGCGTATTTAGACTATGCGATTGAACGGCTGCGCCGCGATAACATCAACCTGAACGCACTTTCCGACAAAGAGCGCTGGGCTTTGATGGATAAAATCGTCGCAGAGTATCCGCAGTACAAGAACACTCGCACATCCCATGCCAAGCAGGTACAGCAGACTTCAATGCAGGCGGCGCTCGATGCCGAGCGTGATGTTCTCTTGCAGGCTGCTCGGCACAATGCGAGCCGGTACAGTGAGGCAGAGGATGCTACAAAGGATTTTGTAATCGAGTAAAGGGGGCGGTAAAAGAATGGTCAAGATTTACGGCTATAGCGATGATATCGTTTGTATCGAAAATTCTCGATACTTCGAGGATGAAATCGGGTGTTTCGATGTTGCCGGAGTCCGGCTTTATTTAGATGACGGCACGATTCTCTTTGTCTGCTTCTCCTCCGGCGGCTGGCGCATTTTCATCGAGCAGGAAGGCTCCGCGCCGTACCGGCACAAGGTCTATCAGGAGACGAACGATAATGACTACACCGATGAGTTCTATACCGAAGCCGAGGTCGTTCGACACGAAATTGCATCGGCGAGAAATTGAGGAAGGGTGATATTAGTGAATTTCTCTAAAATTCGTATGATGTTCTTCGATTTCGACGATACCCTTCTCATCCATTATCGGGAACAGAAACTCGACGCGACTGCTGATGCACACAGGGCACGGCTACTGCGGTATGAGGCTGAGAACCGGGGCGGGTATAGGGTATTCGACGAAATTGGGGAAGCCAATACGCTTGTCCAGCATTTCCTCGAGAGCTGCGACGGTGTCCCGAAATACTGCATCACCCGTGTGCAGGACAGTATGACCCTACCGTATAAAAAGCAGTGGCTTGAAATGCACTATCCGGGACAGTTCCTCGATGTCATCGGGACTGCCACCCCAGAACGGAAGACCTCCGTCATGAAACTTCTGACCCAAGCTGCCGGTCTGAATGCTGCGCAGGCTCTGTATGTAGACGACTACTACGAAGCCCTCAATGAGGCGGAAAAGGAAGGGTTTACGGTCATGACGGTACAGGAACTTATGCTGCGGCAATATACCGCCGAACAATAGAAAAGTACAAAACTGCAAAAATAACGAAGGAGGACCACTATGAAAAAGATTCTGAAATTACTTTCCGCTGCGGCATTTGCCGTCGCTGTGTACCAGCTTGTTTCGCTGCACCGCAAACGCCGTAAGATGGTAGAGATTGGTCAGCAGATTTTCCGGTGATACCTGATGGCGAAAACTCAGCTGACCCGCGATATTGAAGCCGCGCTTCATGCGTGGCATCCTTCCAGCTACGGCGGGTATCGGGTGGATTCGTTTCGTCAAGGGTTCGATGCCATAGAAGTGCCGGTAGAATGCGGGTCTGTCAAATCCGGATTGGTCGATTTCGTCAGGGTTCAGGAATGCTTTACCTCCGAAACCAAATATGGGACCTGCAAACTGGCCTCGCTCATCGAAACGGATACGGATGTTGCACCTGCTGTGATACAGGAAAAGGCGAAAGCAGCAACCTGCGTCAAGAATATTTCATCGCCGGATTTTTGCAGGGAGCACTGTTCCGAGCAATGGTGCCACTTCCACAAGACGAATCATCTGTATACGCTCGATGCCGTCATCACTTGTGTGGAAATCAAGATTTCTGTGAGCGATTTTCACTCGGCACACGGGCACAATTTCGTCGGGCATTGCAACTACTATGCGATGCCCACTGAGTTATATAAGAAGGTCAAAGGAGAGATACCAGAAGATATTGGTGTCCTGCTCTATTATGACGGCATGAGTACATGCGGAATCCGAAAGGTGAAGGAGTGTAAGCCACAAATTCTTTCGGAAAGCACACAAAAATGGCTGATTCTGTCCGTTGCTAAAAGGCTGCCCCGGTTCGACAAGAACTGAGGGCAGCTTTTTTATATATTTTTTTGTTTAAGAAAGGACAAACTCAAATGCGGCGAACCAAAGCACTGATACTCGTTGCAACATTGGCTGTGCTGACCAGTGTTGCAGGCTGTTCATGGCAAGCGGAACCTCTGCCTGCCGAATCAGCACAATCCGAATCCTCTCTCAATACCTCTGAATCTGCGACGCAAGAAACAGCAGAAGAAGAACAGCAAATCTCGGACCTATCCGGCATACCGGAACCAGGCCCGGAACCCGCTGCGCCTTTTGAACCGTCTCCTACACCGCAACCCGAACCCTCCCCGGGTCCGACTCCTGAACCGACGCCTGAACCTGTTAGTGCAGCGACCTCTGTCTGGGGCGATGTTGTACCTGCTGCCTGGGGTCAAGCCTACGGCACGATTACCTGTGACGCGATTGGCCTGAACGCTTCTCTTATCTGGGGCGATGACCAGAGTCTTTTGAATCAACGCGGCGGGGTATATCAGTATCCGGGTTCTTACCAAGTCGGTGTGACCGGAGGGCATCTGCTTTGCTCTCATAACGACAGCGTGTTTTCTCTGCTGCAATATGTCAGCATAGGAGATGACTTTGTGGTAGACACCGATTACGGGGAATATGTGTATTCCGTCACCCTAGCAATGCCCGGTTATGTGTCCTCGGACGCGAGCACCGTGATTGCGGATGACGGCACTGTCCTCGTTAATTTCACAGACGGAATCGATAAACTTATCATGTATACCTGCTATCCGTTTGGGTATTACAGCCCAACGAATCAGAGATATGTGGTTCAGGCTGTTTTGCAAGCATGATTGGAGATGTAGTTTTAGGATGCAAAAAAGAAAAATCCGAAAATTCCTGCATTACACAGGAACTGTCTTTATTCCGCTCATCATTGCTATGATGGGCGTTTTGTTTTGGGTGAAAGTAATGAACGACATCGAATGGCTCCTTCTTTCCCCGAAACATGTCGCGTTCGGCTGCGTTGCGAGCCTTGGCTTGGTTCTCTGCTGTATTTATGCGGACAGGATGCTGTGTCATGAGGTTTCGGATACGGTTTGAGTGTTGCATGTTCTTGCGATACCGGTAGAATAGAATTGTACGATAGATACCAGATATCTTACAATTCACAATTTCGTTTTTAGCGGACTTATCCCTTTCGGGGGATGGGCCCGCTTTTTTTATTTGAAAGGAGACAAAACCCATGCAAACCAAACACGAATTTCTTCGGAGAACTGCAGCGGTAATTGCCGCGTTCTTCACACTGACATTCACAGGCTGCGGTCAGACACCGGAATCTCCGGGAAGCCTTCCTGTATCCGGGGTCGTCTCAGAAACTACCGCACAAAGCGGTCAGGAGACGGCTGGCGTATCGGAAGGCGGCAGCTTTACCATCCACTTTATCGATGTCGGGCAGGCAGATTCCGCCCTCGTCACCTGCGATGGGCACTCGATGCTCATTGACGGCGGCAATGCCGATGACTCGAACCTTGTATACTCAGTATTACAGCGCGAGACAGAGGGACACTTAGACTATGTCGTAGGAACACACGCCCACGAAGACCACATCGGAGGTCTTTCGGGTGCTTTCGAGGCTGACACAGCCGATGTCACATTCTGTCCTGTGACAGAATATGACAGCAAGGCATTCCGGAACTTTAAGGCTCGTGCGGACGAGAGAGGCGGTGGCATTACCGTCCCGGCAGTTGGGGATACATTCACCCTAGGGGAAGCCACCGTCACCGTTGTGGCCGTCAATTCCGTGCCTGAGGACACGAACAATACTTCCATTGTAATTCGCATTGTCTACGGAGATACATCTTTCCTGTTCACCGGTGATGCCGAACAGGAAACAGAAGAGAAGATACTCGAATCCGAACAAGACATCGAATCCACCGTCTTAAAGGTCGGGCATCACGGGTCCAGTACCTCCACCTCTCAGGCATTTCTGGATGCTGTGAGCCCTACTTATGCGGTCATATCCTGCGGCAAGGACAACAGCTACGGACACCCGCACAGCGAAACCCTCGCAAAGCTGGCCAGCGCGGGAGTTGAGGTGTTCAGAACGGACGAACTCGGTGATATTTACTGCACCTCTGACGGTACGGAAGTCACCTTCTCGTATGGGGAATACCACAAGGATGTTGATGTCTCTGGCACCGAGGTGGAAGAACCACAGCAGCCTGACACAATTTCCGAGACATACATCCTGAACACGAACTCTCGCAAGTTCCACCGCCCTGATTGCTCCTCTGCATCTCAGATAAGCGATGCAAATAGAGAGAAGTACACCGGCACAAGAGAGGAACTTATCAAACAGGGATATACGCCTTGTGGATACTGCAAGCCATAAATATCCAATCAGCATCCAATCCATATAAGCCTATTTGAGTAGTACACGAAATGTCCCGCTCTGGACGAACTGGGTTCAGGAACGCGCCTTGGCTGATTCGGAAACGGAAAACCCCAATAAGGTACTAAAACGATAGCAAGTAAATCAGTCGCCGCCTATGCAAGTAGGTGGTGATTTTTTCTTGCCAAAATGTGCGAACTGAATAGAATGGGTATTGTACGATAGATAACATCCCATATCGAAAGGGTTTTATGCCTTTCGTACAATTCACAATTTCGCTTAAAGGGCGGACTTCTCAGATGAGAAGCCCGCCTTTTTTGTGTCCAATAACAAAAAGGAGCGTAATAACATGGAAAAGATTTTTACTATCGCCGTCAGAGAGTATTTTGGTCTGCACAACTCAGGAACGACCATTTTGCAATTCAAGTATGACCATGAACAGGTATCTGATGTTCTCACACAGGTGCGCCGCGCCGTCGGGGATTACCTAAAAACCGAAGACGGCAAAAAGGCACTTGACGACAACTTCGGTTGCTTTGACTGGGGCGATGTGTATGACATTCCTGATTCGTTCTTTGCGGGTTATGGTCTTTTGAAGGTCGCAACTCCGGAGATAGATGCTGTTGTCAACCACGACGAGAGTCTTGTGGATGGGAACTGATAATCCGAGGAAAGGAGAAAAGGTAAAATGTACATTTCTGACGCCAACAATGTAGTAATCGAAATCACCCGGCGCTGCAATATGTGCTGTGCGCATTGCCTGCGCGGTGATGCGGAGAATGTAGATATTCAGGAGAAGTACATCAACGCATTTCTCGACAGTTTTTCCGGTAGGAGATACATCGGTACAATTGTCTTTACCGGTGGCGAAATTTCTCTGAACATACCTGCCATCCGCTATACCCTGAAAGCCGTGAAAGAACGAAACATTTCGGTTGGAAGCTTTTATATGGTGACCAACGGAAAAGCTGTCGATAAGATGGAAGACCTCGCTTTGGCAAGTCTCGAATGGTGGAATTACTGCGATGAAAAGGACGAATATTTGTGCGGCCTTTGTATCAGCAGCGATAACTTCCACGAAGAGATTTCTGACGAAAGCGCAAGTATCCTCAGTGGTTTAAAATACAACCGTGATGATATGGTGACAGACTTTCACGAAAAGTATCTTCTCAACGAGGGACGTGCAAAAACCCTCAACGACGACTGGTCTTTGAAAAGAGAACCTCGTACCCCGGAACTCGTGGTTGATTATACCGGTAACGACAAAATCGGCATCAACATCAACGAGGGAGAACTGTACTTGAACACTGTCGGCGATGTTGTCGTTGGCTGCGATTGGTCCTACGAATCCCAGAAAAAGTATCGCATCGGCAATGTTATGGATGAAAAATGGTTGGAAAACATTCGTAGCAGCAAATTGTGCATCGAAGAAAACAGCTGAAAAATAATAAATACCCCAAAAATAGAAAGGAAGAAATTATGACTATCAATTTAACTCGTGAGGATTTTGAGCAGGCTATCAAATCCGGCGCATCCGTGTTCGAAGGCAACACAATTCCCGATACCGGAAAACCGTCCGGGCGCTACTACCGTTTCATTCGTGTGCCGCTCGCCAATGGCGAGCACAAGGTAGATGCCTTGTACGGGCAGCGGTTTTATGGAACCTTGGAAAAGAAACCCGTAACATTCAATCAGGAGATACGCTTCCTTTGCCTCGTTGTCGATAATGCCAAAACCGTCAATGAAACATGTGACTTCAAAACGATTTTCTGCCGTTCTTCTTTTACCTCGGATTCTGTCATAGAGGAAATGGCACAGAAGCTGTTCGATATGTTCCGAGAGAATGTGACGGAAGAAGACAAGAAGAAAATTCTCAAGGGCAGTCATTACGACAAGATAGCACGACAGAACGCTTTCTGTCGCATAATAAAGGGGTATAAGAATTATCGCAGCCCTATTGACAGCATTGTCGATGAGATTGGAAAAGGGTCTTGCTTTGGCCTGACATCCACAAATGCCGATGAACTGGTAGTGGATTATCTTGCTAATCCCACCGGCTGGGCTGAACGGACGATGGAGAAAATCAAAAAGGCAAATTCCGGGCAGCATGGACGCCTATACGGGATTACATTGGCTGTGGTGGAAGAGTTGACGGAAGAGTACGTGAAAAAGTACAGCAATCCCGATACTCCTGAAGGGAAATTCAAATCCTTGACAGACAGCATCAAGAACTATAAGAACGTCCACCTTGGCTTGGACGTCAACGGAGAAATTGACTCTGTCAAGTACCCCGTTGACAGTATTTTCAATATGGATGCCATGTATGATGGATATCTCGATACATGGAACATTGCTCCGCGTAGTGAAGAGGAACGCATTGAGGAATTTTTAGAGGAAAACGATGCTCTTCTTAAAAACCAGGATAAGATTCCATTCAAGTACATTTCGGATATCCATTACGGAAAGAAAACGGTCTGGAAGAATCCAGATTTCGAAAACTAACAACAAAAAAACCGCCCACAACATAATTTGGTGGGCGGCTTTTTTTAGAAATCTACGCTACAATTACACATTACAGAATAAGGAGTGAGTGGACTGTTCTCCACATCTAAAATTACACTCTTCACCACTCGCCTTCGAATGAGCAACATTTTTTACTTGCCAAAATATGCGAACTAAGTAGAATGGGTATTGTACGATAGATACCATTCCAAATCAAAAAGGCTTTCTGCCTTTCGTACATTCACAATTTCGCTTAAAGGGCGGACTTCTCGATTCTGAGAGGTCCGCTCTTTTCGCATCCAAAACACTTAAAGGAGTTTGTATCATGAACAAAACTGTACCAACTATCGAAATGAACCCCATCGATGACATCCAGCATCTGCTCGAGGAATCCGGCTGCTATGAATCGGAAATCGAAATGATGAAAACTGCTGGCACCTACGATGCGTTTGTCCGCAAGGTCCACGATGCCATCGACTGGGGTTACCTTTGCACACAGATGACTGAACTGGAGAACAACACGATTGCCGCCGCCATCGACAAAGTCCATGGCATGACTACCAAGACGGAGGATGATGCGTGATGTTTAAGAATCTGGTGCGTTCGGAAAAATACCTCATTACAGCTGTGCTTTACCTGCCTAAAAACATGGACACCAAGATGGTTTCGTTCCTGTCTTCGGGCGCTGGCACCGCAATGCTCGATGACTTGGATAAGCGCGGATACCGTGTTTTCTGTGTTTCGCTCAATTTCGAGCTAAACGCCGAATTGACCAATACTTACAGTTGCAAGCCCGCCAATTCACTGCTCGAATTGATGAAGCGTGACCTGCGCCTTATCTCCGAGCCGCACATCTACATTGCTGGGTACTGTGACCGGAACGCATCCGAGTGGCAGATGGTTAAGAACTCGACAACAGGTCTTCCTCTCGTATCGCTGGTAGACCATCCTACTGATGCACGGACAAAGGAAGCATTCCTCTATCGGCTCAATGAGAACGGAGAAGCCTGCATGGTGTTCGATTCCGCTTACTTTGGTTCCGCGAACACGCCGATTGGCAGCTACCAACTCACCGAAAAGGAAATCCGCGCCGTTCAGGCAGCGCTTCGAAGCGAGAACTATATTTACTAAAATTAAAAAGGAGAATGTGAACGATGAACCTTATCATTAACACGGTCGGCGGTCAGTTTCTGACTCTCACCCCGGAAATGCTTCAGGAAAAGCTCGGCCTCAAATCAGACATTCTTTCGCTCGGTATTGAGGTATCTGACGGCAATACCGCAATTGCCGCTCAGTCCTATACCAAGTGGGAGTGCGCAGGCGATACGATTTGCCCCCTTATCGATGTAAATGTGAAGAATGGCGGCAAGGAAATGCAGGCAGCAATGTTCCAGCTTCCGACGCCCGAAATCCCCGCTCCGTTCTGCCGTCTGTATGACGAGCAGGGCAGCGATGAGGAAGACTGGTTCGCAGCCGCAAGCTTCTCGCCCCGTTCTGACAATGATGACAGCAAGCATCCTGTGTTTGTGGACGACGGTTTCGGAAAGCCTGTCCCGGCATCCGATGTCATCCAGAACCGTGACGGAGAGTTTTCTTCCCGGTGCTCGACCAGCAAGGAACTGTTTGACTTCAATGTCGAGGTCGCTCAGAATCGCTGAGTTCGCTTTTGCTACAGCAAATTTATGTATGACAGGGAGTTGCCTTCGGGCAGCTCCTTTTTTTGTGCCTTTTTTCGTTGCACATTCTTGCGAACCGCATAGACTGGTGTTTAGGGAGGTGTTTTCATCATTGAAAATTAAAAGAGAAATGCCTGTTACAGCAACGCCTACACTCAAATCCGCGTTTTCACTCGGGACAATCGTTAAGGTTCGGCAGGACGCCGACCAGAAATATATAATTATCGGTTATGCAACCGACATCGTGCCCTACGCCTATTATGCTGCGCCATGGCCGCAAGGATTCATTGACGGTGACAGCGTTTTCCTCATCGAGCCGAACGAGATTTCCGGTATCGTTGCAGCTGGGACGCAGAACACCGAATCTGTCTTGTTCCTAGAGGCGCTGGATGAGGTCATGCAAAAGGAGACAATCTATGACAGTTAAAGAACTGAAAATGATGCTCAACGATATGCCGGACGACGCCATTCTGCTGACCCGGAATGCTTTGGACGCATCGGAATTCGAACAAGCCACGGCGCGGGAAATGACCGTTGTTAGCGTTCGCGGTCGTATTATGCTTCCGCGTTGGGCTTATGCGTGCAGCCTCACGCCGGACGGACCATCGAAGAAGGCAGTGTTGTTCGACTGAAAGGAGATGAAAAAATGCGTCCCATCAACCAAACGCCTCAAAGCGCCGATGGTGCCTACGAGCGCGAGACCATCATCAATTTCTGCGATGCAGAGAAAACCTGCTCGTACTATACGCGAAATTATTCGCGGATGAACGAGTTGCGAAAACTTGCAACAGAGCATCCCGATGAGGTGAAGCTGACCATCGACAAAGAAGATTGCGTAGAAGCGGAATTTCCGAAAAAGTGGGTAAAAATTCGTCCTCCCATGTTTATCTCTGAAGAACGCCGAGCAATCCTGGTCGAAAGCGGCAAGAAACTCGCAGCACTGTCGAAAGAAAAAGCGGCACGCAAAGCCGTGCAGGAAAAGGAATAAGGCCGATTGGCTTTATAATATAAAGTATTTTTAGGAGGAATCATTATGTCTTACGGTTCAGAGGCGGCGGCCCTCAATGCACTTCTCAGCATCTTTGCTGGATTTTGGCTCATCATCCTGGCATTCTTCGTTCTCAACATTGTGGCTGGCTGGAAAATCTTCGAAAAGGCCGGTCAACCCGGATGGGCGTCCATCGTCCCGTTTTACAACAGCTACATCCGGTACAAAATCTTCTGGGGCAACGGCTGGCTGTTCTTTGTCCCCATCGTCTGCACTGTACTTGGCGGCATCCCGCTGCTCGGCACGCTGCTGGTCATCGTTGGCGTCATCATCAACATCGTAACCCTGTACAAACAGAGTGTCGCGTTTGGGCAGGGGATTGGCTTCACCATTGGCCTGTTCTTCCTGAACCCCATCTTCAACATGATTCTGGCATTCGGTCAGTGCCGGTACTTCGGTATCCCGCAGGATGGCTATTCTTACGACCAGATGAAGCAGAAGTATGATACCTACAAGGCTGCGCATCCTGCTCAGGCTCAGCCTCAGTACCAGCAGCCGACTCAGGAACAGACCCAGAACCCCAACATGACCTATCAGGCTCCTGCACAGCCCAAGCAGCCTGCCGCGCCGGTTCAGCCTCAGCAGCCCGCTGCACCGCAGCAGCCGACCGATAACCAGGCTCAGTAAAATCAGATAATTGCGGCTATAGCGGACTTTCCGAAGCGGGAGGTCCGCTTTTATACGGTCGTTTTCCGCTATAATTTCAGCCCCTTGAACATAATTGTTGACGCGATATGCGAACCGAATAAAATAAGAATTGTACGATAGATACCATCTACTAAGACGCTAACTGCGTTCGTACAATTCACAATTTTGCTTTAAGGCGGACTTCCCGATTTTGGGAGGCCCGCCTTTTTGCGCTCAAAAAAGGAGAACGAAAATGAAAGTAGCTTTTCTTAACTGTACCGACGAACTCAATCCAGAAGCCGGTTCCGAACTCACCTGTGTGTTTCTTGACAAGATACCGGGAACCCTCGAGTTTTGCAAAAGACTCAAATTGAAGGACCCAAACCTGTATTTCGATGCGTATGTCCACAATGGGCAGCATGTGAATGCGTCTTACGGGTATCTGAAGACAGGCGTTCCTGCAACGGTCGAGGAGTATACGCCGCTGCTCAATGAACTGTACGCTGTCGGCTATGACAAAAACAGCATCGAAGTGTGTCAGGACTTCAAATTCTGATGTAAAAAAACACATAGAAAGGAAACGAAACATGGACAGTAGTTGGAAAAATCTTCAGATTCGCATGGAAGCTGCTTGGAATATGCGCATAACCCCTAAAACCAAGCGTCCTAAAACCGGTGATATCATCAGCAGCGCACATTCCCTCGATTGGAATAAAAAGAAGGTGCGGCAGCTTCAGCAGCAATGGAACGATGAAGTAACCAAACTTGTGACAGACCGCAACAAAGCTATTTCGGATGTCATGGTTGACATTCTTGCCCTTATTCAGATGGATGTAAAAAGCGCTTCCTCTGTTCTTATCAGTCAAGAGACGGCAGAAATGGTCTGGGAAAAGGCGTATGAGCGTGGTCATGCAAATGGGTTTTCTGAAATCTATTACGCCATCGAGGACTACGAAGAATTGGTTATCGAAGCTCTGAAAGGAAAAAGGTGAAAAAATGGAACTCGAAGAATATCTACAAAATAACAATGTAACCCTTTGGCGAAATAACCGTGCATTAGGACCTCAAAAGACGAAATCTCTTGCGGATTTTGATTACGCAGAAGGGCTGGAAAACATTACGGGAAAGATGGTTTGGATTTGCGACTATCGAGCAAACGCAGACCCGACCAAAAAGCCAATTCGTGGAATTGAGCCCACTCCGGTGGTGGTAACGGATGCCAAGGAGACGAATAAGATTATTTATTATTCTCCTATTTATTTCCGACCTGTAAAGAACGGTCATATTATGTCCAAGGTAATTGCTCCAATGGATAATACAGGCTATCGGGGATACACGGGTGAGTCTGTAAACATCTTCTACACGGTTGAAGACTGCGTAAAATGCTACCGTGAACAGGTGCGACAAGCAAAGGTAATCTACCAAAAGGAACTCGCTCGTATAACCAATTTCTTCAATGCGAGAATTGGGGAACTGAGTGAGTCTTTAATCCCATTTAAAGACTACAACGTTTCGGAAAGCACAGTAACGGTAAAGGTTCGTGCATGGACTACAACATACCAAACTGCAGAATTTACCTTCAGCCAAGAGATGTACGCAACAGAAGAAAAAATCGACAACCTCAAAAAGCAGGCACTTCGTCTTTTGCCAGAAAAGATTCGCAAAAAAACCGACTGGCAAGCGAAAGGACTTGTTTTAAGGAACGTAGACATTTACGTTCTCGTCGATGGGATGAACGATAAGAGCGCAGAAGAAAAAGTTGCGCTCGAACTGAAAATTTGAGATTGCCATCGAAGCTTTGAAGGGTACGAATAAACAATAAAAATTAACACTGAAAGGAAGATTTGAAATGCTTTCTGTTAAGGCAGGCGATTATCTCTGGATGGTCGAGTTTCGCTTTGGGGTTCCTTATCCCGAGACGATTCGCAAAATGGTGGTCACACACACGGATTCTGATACCAACCGTTTTGAATGCATCCCGACTTCCGGAACCGCAAACCGCTTATATGAGTTCGATGCCAACGGTGTCGAGTATCGAGAAGATACCACAGTCGGCTATGAGCAGTATTTGCTGATTTTCGAAAACAAGGATACCATCTACGATATTTGTGACGCCGTCAGATGCACAAAAGCGCTGTATATGGCAGCACAAAATGACTTTAACAATATTTCTCTCGAAACCCTTAACGCTGCCGCTGAGATTCTCGGCGTGAAATACGATAAGGTGAAGAGAAAGTAAATGCAAAGCATGTCTCAGCACATTTTGTGGCTTGCTTTTTCTGATGTTCGATATTGCTAATGCCGCCAAATGTATTGTATGATAGATACTATGGCGGCTGCACTGAAAGGAACTGAACTACAATGACTGAATATATCAATACCTACAATGAACTCTGCGAGAAGGTCAAGCGCTGGAGCGCAGCTTACTACGAGCAGGATGCTCCTGTCGTAACGGATGAGGAGTACGACCGTGCGATGCACGAGATTCGTGACCTCGAAGCCGCGCATCCGGAACTCGTCACCTCCGACAGCCCCACACAGGTGGTCGGCGGCAAGCGCGTTATCGGCATTCCGGTTGAACACCGTGTCCCGATGCTTTCGCTTCTGGATGTCTTCTCAGACGATGAGGTGCGCGATTTCACGGCTTCTGTAGAGAAGGAATATCCTGATGCCACCTTCTCTATTGAGCGCAAAATTGACGGCCTGAGCCTATCTCTGGTGTACGCTAAGCCTGCCGGTTCTGACGGAAAGCTGCGGCTCGTACAGGCGTCCACTCGCGGCGACGGTCATGTCGGTGAGGATGTTACCGACAATGTCAAGGTTCTTGGCATCCCTGTCAATATCCAGATGCCGGAAGGTGTCTGGAAAATCGAATTGCGCGGCGAGTGCTATATGAGCGAAGAGGACTTTGAAGCAACCAACGCCAAGCAGGAAGCAGCAGGGAAGAAGCTGTTCGCCAATCCCCGTAACTGCGCTGCCGGTACGCTGCGTCAATCGGACCCGGCTGTCGCAAAGGAGCGGAATCTGAAAGTGTTCATCTTCAATGTGCAGAGTGTCAATGACGGGGAGGATTCCTCTGAGTTTGCTGACTCTCACTGCGACCAGCTTTGCTATCTGCGCGATGTTTGCGATTTCAAGACCACCTACTACGCGCATTGCAATGATACCGACAGTATCCTCGCCGCTATCCGCGATATCGGGGAGCATCGGTATGATATCGATTATCCCATTGATGGCGCTGTCATCAAGGTGGATGAAATCGACATCCGCAAGAAGATGGGTGAGCGGACCAAAACTCCTAAGTGGGCTATTGCTTTCAAATATCCCGCTGAGGAGAAGGCTACGGTTCTTCGCCGTATCGTGTTGCAGACGGGTCGTACCGGCCGCGTCACTCCTGTGGCGGAATTCGACCCGGTACAGTTGGCCGGAACCCGTGTTGAACGTGCTACTCTGAACAACGCGGATTTCATCAAAAATCTTGACATCCGTATCGGTGACACCATTGTTCTGCACAAGTCCGGTGACATCATCCCGAAGATTACCATGGTCGAGAAGGAGAAACGTCCGGCAGATGCTGTGCCCTATGACATGTCCAGTCAGGTTTGCCCTGTCTGTGGCGAGCCTATCGCTTCCGTGAACGGGTCTGTGGACCTGTATTGCACGAACGATTCCTGCCCCGCTAAAACGGTCAACCGCATCATCCATTTTGCATCCAAAGCGTGCATGGATATCAAGGGTCTTGGTCCTCAAATCATTCAGGACCTGGTCGATAGTCGGTTCATCTCCAACCCCGTAGACCTGTACTGGCTTTATGAGGAAGAATCCGAACTCATCGACATGTACGGTGAAAAGACGGCTAAGAAGCTGCTCGCAGCCATCGAGAACTCCAAGACCCAGAACGCAGACCGTGTTCTTAAAGGTCTCGGCTATCGTCTTATTGGCGGTCATGTTGCTCGCGCCCTGTTTACCCAGTGCAAGGCAACGGACGGAAACCTGCTCGGTTTGTCTGCCTTGTATGTGGATAACATTAAGGATTGTAACATCCCCGGTTTCTCTGATGCCATCTATGCCGCTCTGGACGCTATGCTCTCTGACCCTATGTTCAAGCAGGAGGTCACGGCCCTGTACAAGGCTGGCGTCAATCTCGATTACCATGCACCGAATGCATCCGCGAGCGGTTCCGCTGAGGATGCTGTATCGCTTGCTGGTAAGACCTTTGTGATTACCGGAACCCTGCCCACAATGAGCCGTGAAGAGGCCAAGACCTTTATCGAGGCGCACGGCGGTAAGGTGACCGGCAGCGTATCCAAGAAGACCAGCTATCTGGTCGCCGGTGAAGCAGCAGGCTCTAAGCTCGATAAGGCCAACACTCTGGGAATTCCCGTTCTGGACGAAGCAGGGCTTAAAGCCATGGTAAACGCGTGAGGTGGCACTATGTACGACACCAATCGGTTTATCCATGCTGCTGAGCCTTGCGCATACCATGAGGCGTTCGCAGAGGATATGAGACGCTGCGACAATGCACTTGGTATGGGCGGACTCATGGCTATCAACGCTGAATGCTGGCTCGATGTGCTTAACGGTATGACGGATACTCAGATTGCTGATTATGTCAGCACCAAGTATAAGCCTGGTATCCTGAATCCGTTCAGGGACACCTCGCTTTACATCAAGCACTAATCTCATCAGCCGTTCCACCTCTCAGGGTGGGGCGGCTTTTTCTTTTGAAATGTTGTCTTGACGGCGTTTGCGAACAGTATAGAATGAGTATTGTACAATAGATACCAAACCACGACCAACCATTTACAACCTGACAAAATTCAGACAGGCACCAACCGGGTGACCTGTCTTTTTTTGTTGCAAGACCGCGCAAATGCGGAGAAAGAGAGTCTGAAATGAAAGCCATTAAATCCATCATTATTTTACTTGTAGCGATTCCCGCAATGGCTGTCTATGCACTGCTCGAAGCCATCAACGCATTGGCAATCGAGATTGACTTGGTTCGTATCCGCACCATGATGCGTTGCTGCCATAAGTTTAAGACATTGTGACTACAAGTCGCTCATTTTTATTTATTACAAGCCTCGAAAATACGAGGAGAAAGAGAGTTTACCATGAATACTAACACTATCAATTCCAAGAATGTCATTTCCGGCGTCAACGATTTGGCTACCAAGTGTCCTAAGATTTCCGCTATGTGGAGTTCCAAGAACACATACACCCCTAGCGAAGTATCTGTAGGCAGCAACAAGAAAGCGTGGTTCGTATGCCCCGATTGTAAGCAGGAGTTTGAAGCCCGTGCTTTCCATATCGCAAGGTCCTTGATGCGTGGTAATACCGGTTGCCCTGTTTGTGCAGGTATCAAGGTCGTCCCTGGCATCAATGATTTGGCTACCAAGTGTCCTAAGATTTTCGCTATGTGGAGTGCAAAGAACACATACACCCCCAGCGAAGCATCTGCAGGCAATAACAAGAAAGCGTGGTTCGTATGCCCAGATTGTAAGCAGGAGTTTGAAGCTTCTATCTGCAATGTAGTTCATACCGTACAAAATGGCAGCACAGGTTGCCCTGTTTGCGCAGGTCGCAAGGTTGTTTCTGGTATCAATGATTTGGCTACCCAGTGTCCTAAGGTTGTTCCTATGTGGAGCGACAAGAACGATTACACTCCCAGCGAAATTTCCGCTCGTTCGGAAAGAAGAGCTATCTTCGTATGCCCGGATTGCAAAAAAGAGTTCGTGACAAGCGTTCGCGCCATGACGCGGGCTATTGCATCCGGTGCTACCTGCTGTCCCGACTGCAAAATGCGGATGCGTACTATCAGTGCAGCTCGCAAGGATGAGCACGATTATGTGAAATCTGTTGGCACTACGATGACGATGAAAAATGGCAGCAAAGCCACCTGTATTGCTTATCATGGTGTCAACAACATCACGGTGGAGTTCGAGGACGGGTTCGTCCTGTACCATGCTCGCTGGAACCAATTTGTCCGTGGTGCCCTTCACCACAACCAGAAAAACATCAACGAATAACAGAAAAACTATCTGACACACAGTTGGCTTTTTGCTTGGAAAAATCAGAAATTAGTGTTGACAGCGCTTGCGAACGGCATAGAATAATAATCGTACCAAAGATACCAGTATCATTACCTGTATAGGTAGTGCAACAATAGCCATATTCACAATCCTCTTTTCTTGAAAAGGACAGACACTCGTCATGGGTGTCTGTCCTTTTTCTTTTGGAGGTTTTTGCGGACTATCTGTTTTTGGTCATGCGGGAACATTCCTGCATCGTAGTACACCACGATACGGTGATTATAATAGATTTCCTGCCTAAAAAGCGGGACGTACACGCTGCGTTAATGCGAAAATCGTTGTTTTGCTGCAAATACAGCAAAGCATCCTTTATACATATCCCAGCCGCGAACGCCGCGTTAGAGCATCTTTTATACATGTTCCAGCCGTGGGTACAACGATAAAGTGCGTTAGCATAAAACGAATATCAATCAAAAAAGGAGAATTATCATGACATATTTCAAGAAGATGTTTTAGCAAGTAAGCGCTTTTTTCAGCAATCATAAGATGCTACGTCGTCTTCTCTAGCTGCTGTTAAAACGCGTGATACTTGCGCTCATCGAACAAATCCCAGTCCCCGTAATTATCGTGATTGTAATTGCGATACTTGCGATAGCAATCTTTTACGCTTGTCTGCTTCCTGTAATAACAGACAAACACACAAACAAATAACAATAACCCCCTATCTTGGGGCTCTACCTGCTGTGGAGATGATTTCAAGAGCAGCACGTTGGCCCCACGATACGGGGTATACTATGAAGGCACATATTCTCAATGTTGGTATTACCAAGAACTACTTCAATGCCGTTTCCAACCAGTTTCTCCCGATGCACAGCGCCGCTTGCGAGCCCATGGACAACATCCTGTCGAACAGCACCGGCCCTGTAAACGCTCTGGTTGCGTTCGTACCAGGCTCCGAGAAGGACCTAATCGGCATGGTTACTGCCGACTGGGGCAACGGTATGGACATCAACGAGGTGAGCGAAAGCCTGCAGTTTGGCTCTCGTCACACCGATGAGGGTCCTCTGTGCATCCACGGCGTAGGTCTCAACAACTTCCTGCTGGTCGCTACCCGGAACAAGTATCCGTGGTTCATCGCCACCAAGAAGCCGGAAGAAGATTCCTACCACCTCGTTGACGGCCCCTTCGACACCAAGATGAAGATTGTTGAACAGCAGGATATCCCTCTTGCCGACATCGTCATGCGTGATGCTTACAAGCCTCTCGGCGCTCCCTCCACCATCATCTATGTGGAGATGGACAAGAGCACCGCAAGCACTATGCTGACCCAGAATGGTAGCTGCGCTCCGAGCAAGGTTTCCAGCCTCAATGTGCTGCGCCGTTCCATTGCGGAGCATTTCGGCGTCAAGTATCGCAACTACCTCAAGCCCGATGATTCCGGTGCCGCTCCCGCCCGTATCCTGATTCCCGACTATCAGATGGCGAACGGCAAGACTTGCGATGTTTTCGTCAAGCCTATCTTCCAGCGCTACAAGGCTGTGACCGGGACGCATCATCTGAGCGTGAACTACAATGGTCACGATATCCCTGTTTCCGTTGAGGTCGGTCTGCTCAACGCAGCCGCTACTCAGACTCGTGCAGTGACCGGTGGTTACGCCCTGAAGCACTATTATCAGGGAAATATGAGCACCCAAGGTGTGGATATCCAGCTCGGCGACCGCGTTATCGCTACCGCACAGTTGGATACCATCTGGGACCGTGCTCGTCATCCTTCCTTCAACCTGTTCACCGGCACCATCGCCATCGATATCTCTGACCTGCCGCGTGGGTTCCTGAACACCCTCGCAAACAAGTCCAACATCGATTTGAGCGATGAGGGCTGGCGTGCCATCTTCGATGCTGTGAAGGATGCTGTTCCTGTCGTGGAAGACAAGACCTGCCCCCTCGTGGAGTACGCCAAGCAGTTTGCTGAGCGTATCATGAACAACACCGGCAACAAGGTCGAGCTCCAGTTCCCTGTATATGCGAACCGCACTCGCATCGATGTCCTTGAATACATCGACGAGAACCACTGCAACATCTATGATTTCATGAGCACTGCTGCTAACATGAAGTCTGTTGCTGAACTGCGCACGCATTGGGACGGTATGGTCTCTCAGGGTTGCCAGCCGGTTTCCGCTACGATGTTCACCACCAGTCGCGGTCCGATGCTCAGCCACACCTGTGAGGAACTGAACAGCCTTATCCAGTCCATGCCTGATGACAAGATGAAGGCGGCTCTCAAGGTTGCGAAGGGTGATGTTGCGAAACTGCCTCACTACAACCTCGAAATCGTGGTAGACAAGAACCTGCCTCGCTAATCACACCAACACACTTAGCCGTTGCCCTTTGGGGTGGCGGCTTTTTTTGTTGTCATCTGACAAACAAAGTGCTTCCTGTTCTCCCACAATATAATGCGAGGTATAGCATTTTGTTCAAATACGTGCTATAATGGGCATAAAAAGGAGGGTCCGGTATGGCTGAAAATAATAATAGCAATGGCAAAAAGAGAAATGATATTTTCACGAAAATCAACGATACTATATCCACTTTTCTTGATGGCTACCCGCCTGCCGTTCAGACCGCTGCAAGAGTCATCGTCTTTGGTGGCATGTTCCTGCTCGTCATTGGTATTCTCCATCTCATTTCGCCTATTATCGTAACGGTTGTTGGCAATCTTCTGAGTCTCATCTTCACCTACGGCATTTTGGCACTTATCGTCATTTATATCGTGTACAGAGCCAAACTCACCATGACCCGCGATGAAAACTCCTTTCTGCTGAACGAACGCTTGAAGTATCAGAAGAAGGAGTACGAGGAACGCGAGCGCAGAAGAGCAGAACAAAACAAAAAACAGTAAAATTCAATAGCATTTTCGCTGTCCAACTTCGGTTGGGCAGCTTTTTCTTTTTATAACGATATTTTCCTGTTGCCAATACTTGCGAATCGCATAAAATTAAACTCGTAGGAAGGATGTGGTTGCTTTGAAGATTTTAGAATCCGTATTAGGGAAGATAGCTACCATCGGAATGGCTGGCTATCTCTTTGGCTGGCTTTGCTTTATTGCCTGCGTCATCTGCACGCTCGCAAAAGCCGCACAGTGGCGCGATGTAGCCGGTTATTGCGCGTTTCTTCTCGGAGGCAGTTCGATGCTCATTGCCGTTGGCTTTTTGGGGCTTGCGGTCATTGGTCATATTCAGCACAAACGATATGTAAAAGGAGGCAAAGCACTGCCTAAATAATAAGACAGTGCAAAAACAGTATGCAACACAAGAAAATTCTATTCGCCGCAGCTGTCATGATGGCATCCGCAGTGATGTTTACCGGCTGTGCATCTCAGGAGATTCAGAACCGGAAAGCGGCTTCTGAGGCAGCGGCTATCGCCGCCGCACAGCCCACTGCCACACCGGCACCGACTCCTGCACCTACGCCAGAGCCCATCAATGCATGGTCATTGCTTGACAATCTTCCAGAGTTCGCTGTAGGAACTCTGGATAAGCCCGATATGACATGGACGGATGGGTTGCCTTTGGGTGTAAATCCTCTGACCTATGAGGATGGCGCATTCGTTTCAGGACTCTATTCCTCTGCATCCGGCAGCTCTACACAAATCAAGAGCGTGTCCGTGAAGGATTTGAACGAGATGCCGATTTCCGGATACCTGAAATTGTCCGTTCTGGAAACGGGGGAAACGGTCATCGACAGTATTGAGGATGCCGTGACCGGAGAAGGTCTGGAAAAAGATATCTCGGATTTCTGTGTCTGTACCGAGGGTGAGAATGGGGAATCCGCCAACTACTACCAGATTGGCTTCAATGGTGGTCCGGTATCGAATGTCATGGACAGCACCACGGCTGCTTCTGACGGCATGACTATCGGGAACGCCTTTGAGAATGGCCTTTTCTATTCGACGATGAAGCCTTCCGCTCTGAAGGATTTTCCTGTTGACGGCACGCCCGAGGAGAAGTTCAACGCCCTCTATGCGGTATTCGGTACCCCGAATGGCCTTTATTGGAAGAACAGCCCGACCGGCACGCAGTATACTTCCTTTGATGAGTTCCGTGACGCGGAGTACAACAAAGAGACCGGTACCAAGTCCTTCTACCTCGTCTGGAACTACGAGGACTGCACCGTTGTGGCATCCTGCAGCGACCAGTTTGACAGTGCCGATGTGAAGGGCACGGCTATCACCGATATCTATGAGTTCCCGGTATTGCAGGGCACCGAGTACATCAATGAAGCCAGCACTGATACTTTCTGGGGGTATCTTGGCTACGGTGACGCGCCTGTCCGTCTGACGGGTCTGTATGCGACTATGCCCGGCGCACCTGCTGAGGACGCTGCCGCTGTTCCGGAATCTGATACAGCAACCGAGTCCGGTGCTGCATCTGATGATGAAAACGCTGCGAATTCTGATGCAGCCGCGAGTGAGAGCACCGATTCATCGTCTGAGGCTGTAAATTCTTCTGTCACTGTCCAATAATTTTCTCAGATTTCACCTTTAAGCCCTTGCGCGAATGTGCGAACCGCATACAATGAAAAATGTACGATGGATACCAACCGAAAGGTAATTCACACATTCACAGTTCTGAACCGTTAAGGCAGACTTTCCAGTCACATGGAGAGCCTGCCTTTTTGTTTTGGAATTTGATTGCAGGAGCCTTTCGGTGTATGCATCGTAAATTTATTTTTTAAGGAGTTTGTTCAAAATGGACGATAACGCTTACCTCGACACTATCAAAGACATTAACTGGGATACCTTCTATCAGCAGAAGATGGCTCTTGAAAGCCTTACCGATTACCTACACCGCAACAAGGAACAGGAAAACGGTATGTTTGGCAGAGCCGCTGCCTGGATGGAGGGTATCCTGACCATGATGGACGGATTCACGGATGCTGCTGCAGACGAGAACGCGTTCAGTTATCCCGCCCGTGACGAAAATGACCGGCACCTAGATTCCCGATTCAACGATGTTCTTGACCAGTACCCGCAAGCTTCGGCTTGAGATTTCTGATTAAGGAGGAATTTACAAATGCGAATTCGGGAAGGGTGTATTTTAACCGCCACCAATAGCAACGACGAAAGAGTCAAGTCTCTTATCGGCTGCAAGGGTGCCTTGCATGTCGTAAACGGCGAGCCTCTTCGGTTTGTCGTGGGGTCAAATGAGAACGCTCGCTCTTTTACGACTGCCACGACAAAGCGCCTCGGCGTGATTGGCGTGAACATTTTCGTCTCAACCGTTACCGGGACCGAATACACATTCGAGTTCCGTTGATTTCACCAAATACGGCTGCTGTTCAAGAAGAGCAGCAGCCGCGTTTTTTGTTAAAGGAGTTGATTTTTTTGAATATCATTACTCGTGCTTCCGTAAAGGAGCGCATCCATGTCGAACAAATCATTCGCAGCCAGCCGCATATGCACAACAGCGGCCTTGTCGATATTGTTACCATCCCGGTTCGAAAATGTTTAGGACTTTCTATGGATGTCTACAAACCAGTCGGAGAGGTCAAAGAACCACTACCCATCATCCTGGATGTTCATAGCGGGGGCTTGATTGCCGGCCGCAAAGAACAGAACAGGAATCTTGGTATCCAACTGGCAAGAAGAGGCTATATCGTTTTTATCCCCGATTACCGTCTGGTTCCCGAAACGGATATCTTCGGACAAATCTCGGATATTCTCGATGCGCTCGCAGTCATTGAAGCGAAAGCGGCAGAGTTCGGCGGCAACATCGAAAAACTCTTCGTTACCGCAGACAGTGCCGGTGCTTTCTTGGCCTCTATGGCCGTTGCTTCACTACACCATCCTGCCGAGATGCAGCCGGTCATCCGCCGCCTTGAAAGGTATATCCCGCAAAAGGTTCAGGCTCTCCGCGTGACTGCCATGGGTTTTCAGAGTGGGATGTTCTACCTTTACAAAGGTCAGGTTGGATTGCTGGCGGACAACTACATGCAGAAGGGATGGCGCAAAGAGAAGTACGCTTCCAATATTCGTCCCGAATACTATTGCAAGCTGCTGCCGCCGTGCTTTCTTTGTTCCGGAAAAGGAGATTTCCTGAAAGGACAGACAAAACGTTATGTGAAGCTGCTGAAAACCAACCACCAGTACCATCAATTCGTATTCTGCAATGTAAAAGAAGCCGACCACGCTTTTGCCGCACTTCATCCGGAAACGGCATGGGGGCAGATGGCAAACGATGAGATGCTGGCGTTCTTTTACTGCTAAGCACGATAAGATAAGGAAAAATCATGGCACACAAAAAAATTATCGACTCTGTGAAGAAACAGGGTCAAGTAACCATCAAAGACCTCGATGAGTTCCTTCGCTTCGTTATCTACGAATACGATATGCGGACATTTGATGCCAACTATATCAGCATTCTCATTCCCATACAGTTCGACATCGACAAAGTGTTTGGACTCAATGTCTGCAAAAGAAGTGCTGACGACTATGTAATTTTGTATTCATGCTGGTATCCGAACAAGGATGTTTTCGGCAGACAATTTGAAATGCGGCTGTACCACTACGACAACTCTAACGACGATGACGACCTAGGACTCGATATTGTTATGACGCAGAGTCAGTACGATGCAGTCCTGCAGAGATTCGAGGAGCAGTACAAAAAGGCTTACGGAGTTACCGTTGAAAGGGACTGGAAAGACTCTCCTTTTGACTGCGGCGAGAACGAGGAGGAAGAAATTTGAATATCAACCGTTACGCACTTTGCAAGGAGCGCTCCTTGCAGAAAATCATAAGCAAGCAACCGAAACCCAATACCACCGCAATCGGAGTTTGCAGCGAGACGCAGGTCACACATCACATCATCACGAAAAGAAGTGATGAGTGCCTGCCCATCTCTGCGTATGTTCCGAAGCACAAAGAAGGAGACGACAAGAAATTCCCTGTCATCATCGACATCTACGGCGGCGATTTCGTTGCAGGACGCAGTGCCCTGAACCGGAATTTCGGAACGTGGTGTGCGGAGCATGGCTATCTGACCTTTATTCCGGAATACACCCCGGTTCCCGAAACGAATCTGTTCGGGCAACTCGGCGACCTTTTGAAGGCGTTCGTTGTCATCCACCGCTGTGCAGAACGGTATGGCGCAGATATGTCCAGAATGTATCTGGTAGGTGACGGTGCAGGTGCTGCACTGGCTTGCCTCGTATACGCTCTTCTCTGGAACCCTGTATCCATGCAGCATCTCGAAGATGAACTTCCGTTTGATGTACCGCAGGAAGCAAAACTCACGTTCAAGGCTGTCTGCTTGCAGAATGGTATTCTTGACCTTTCCAGCAGAAAGATGAACGCTATCGCGCCTTATCTCATCGAAAAGGATTGGAAGAAGACCAGCTACGCTGAGTGCCTGTCACCTAAGACTTACGCCAAGATGCTGCCTCCGTGTTTACTCGTCACAAGCATTACCGATGCTCATAAACGTGACACGAACCAGCTGGCTTGGCAGTTAAAATTGAAGGGTACAAGGTATTCGGTACATTCCGCAAACAATCTCTTTGCGAAAGAAAGTTTTGCTGCACGGCATCCTGAAACGCGGTATGCGCAGGCAGTTAATACGGCTATGCTTGCATTTTTCGAAAATAAATAACACCAAAAAAGGAGAAATCACAATGGCTAATTATCACAAAAGGAACAGCATCCGTGCGGTCCAGTGGGACCCCGAAAACGCGCAGAGCTTCGAGGGCATCAAGAAGCTGATTGCCGAAAATCCCGGTATTGGCTGGAAGGCAGATAACATTGTCCGTAACGACGCCAGCGACAACATCATCATTCGCAGCTTTGGCATGATTGTACTGCGCATCAAGCCCTACGAATATCTGGTGGAGGGCAAGAAAGACAGCCTTTTCACCGTTTCGCCTGAAACTTTTGAACTCATGTATTAAAGCGTGACAACTATAGCTGCCAGTGTTGCGGAGCACATACTACCGCAAAGAAGTCTGTCAAGCTGCATGTACATCATCTCGAAAGCCGTAAGGTAGGCGGGAATGCGCCAAGTAATCTTATTACTTTGTGTACTACTTGCCATGGTGCGCTTCACAAGGGAAAAGTATCTCTTGATGGCGAGAAACGCGGCAAGCCGCTGCGAGATGCCGCTTTTATGGGCATTATGCGCAAAACCTTAATGGCTCGATTACGCGAGGAACTGCCTATCCCTGTCCAAGGGCTTATGGCTATATCACAAAAATGCTCCTTCTGGTGAAAATCGAGTCGTAAAGCAGAGTGTCAAAGATGCTATTGCCAAAATGTACAACAGTGCCAAAGAAGAAGGAGTTGAAATGATTCCGTGGACTTGGGACCCTGAGTACAAAGGAATTGATGACTATCTGTATGCGCAATCCAAAATTGGCGGTGTCACGCACTGGGTAGACGATGTAAAGCCTGCAAAGTCTGCTCATGTTATGGTTCCTATTATGACTCCGAAGAAGGTAGAAAAAGATGATGATATTCAGATTCCGCTTCCGCCTGTGCCAAAAAAAGAAGAATCGGTGTTCAAAATTATCAATATCCCATACAGAGGGTAAGAAAATGCGCAGAGATTACTCAGATGTGACAGATTTTAATCAGTTACAAAAGGAAATCGAAAAGTGCTTCAAAAAATGGGACACTATATATCTGAAAGGGAGCAATGGAACATCTTTCGTTTCAGATGGCGTTGTCCTCAATATGCTGAGGTCAGATATTATCTGGCTTCGAAAGAAAAGAAGCAAAGCTAACAAAAATATTCCCATCGCGGGGCAAATGACTTTGTTTGGAGATGTTATACAAGAGGAACGAGAAATTCCTCCTTTGATGTCACGCAATTATATGAATCCAAACACAGTCAAAAAGAAGGAGTATTTGCTTCTTCACGCTTTTGATTAAAACGCAATGGTGAAAAAAATAAAAAATTAAGGAGAACAGACAAAATGGTTAATAATTCTAATATCGTTAATGCAATGGTTAAGTATCACTTTTCCGATGGTATTCACACTTTGCCCTGCAAAGTAAACAAACAGACGCATGAAGTCTTTGACATCAGTGGAAAAACGCAGCTCGTGAAGGAATTAGTCGAGGATGATGATTTTTCCTTTGATAGTGACGAAGAAGCCACTCTCTTTGAGGTATACGAAGACCTAGATTATGCAGAAGTTGAGGTTGATGGAAAACTCTATCCGTTCCAGATTCTTGAAATGATTGATGAAGCACTCCAAGATGGTGGAATGAATCCTATTGAAGAGTACAGTGCCGTCGAAAAAAGCGGCGATTACTGGGAAGCAGTGGATGGAATGTCGCTGACTCAGTGCATCCGTTCTTGGCGTTGGTGGGAACTAAAAAATTCCATCGAACACAACCGTACAGCAATTGCTGATTTTATCGGAGCCAATCCCGGAAGTGCTACCTATGTTAAGGTCTTGAATGGGAATACAAACCAGACCGAGATTTGCGATATGCTAGACAAAGCTGAGGCTCAGATGCCGGAAGACAAATTTATGCAGTTCTTTAACAAGTACGATAACCCGAATATTTGGGATATTAACTAAAACTGCGATTTCAAGTTGTTTCAGCCAAAAATCAAGGAGAGTAAAAATGGAAAGAAGCATCAGAGCTTAAACAGCAACGATACCGTTGGGCAACATCTGCCGGATATCCTAACGGTTCTTCCGCTAAAAATACAGCACTGTTTTGGAGCAGACCTTTAAAAGATGAAAAGACTATCTTTATTACAGAAGGTGGTTTGAAAGCATCTGTTGCAAGTCATCTGTCTGGTGATTTGTTTGTAGCAATCCCCGGTGTAAGCTGTATTGCAACATTCAAAGACTTGCTTCAAGTTTGCAAAAAAACGGAATTTGTCTTGTCGAAGCTTTCGATATGGATGGCAAACTGCTTCCAAAAGAAGTTGAAAAAGGGCAAGAAGGAAATCACATTACGGTTGAATCTGCGAGAGAAAAATGACATCAAGAAAAGCCATGTAAACGATGCCCGTTGTATCAGCAAGCATCCATTTGCTGAACCATGCAGTGTTTGCTATCGCACAAAAGCTATAAGGCATCACAATCGTCAAACCCATAAAGCAAACTTCTCAAAAGGTAGCATTCGCAAAAGAAGCCAAATGCCTTATGTTGTCGAAGGCTATCGTCTTTGGGATAAGGTTCTCTACAAGGGGCAAGAGTGCTTCGTTTCCGGTCGTCGTGCATCAGGAAGCTTTGCTCTCAGAAAGCTTGATGGCACTGTCGTTACAAACAGTATTTCATTCAAAAAGTTGCAGCTATTAGAACCTGCAACAAATTATCTAATAGAAAGGATGTGAAGGGCAATTCCTCCCACGCCTAAAGTCGCGGGTCTCCTTGCCCTGATTTACAATGATTGAATTCAACAAACCTTACGACAAAGCCTACGGATTCTGGCATGTCACCACGGAGGGTGACTGCGAGGGTCGCTCCATCACCGACCTTGGTGTCTTTGAGGGAAATATCGATACCATCGCGTTGGCGCTCGCCGACAGGTGCTACTATTACACCCTCTATTTCACCGCCGTAGACCCCACCGCCTATGATAAGACCCCGAAAAAGGATGAAATCAACATTTCCATTTACGGCGCATCCGGCATGTATGACATGACAAAGGAAGAGCGTTTGGACGCGATGCGGAATATGCTGAAAGACCGTCCCGTCTTTGTGCGGAATGGCGACCACGCCGATACCTTCATCATCAGCACCAAGCAGGAATCGCGCGAAAAGCGCAGGCAGAAGGTTCTCGATAAACTGACTGCCGAAGAACGCGAGCTTCTCGGCGTTTGACGAGGCGGTGCAAATTATGAAGGACCGCAGCCGGGAAATTGCGTTAATGCCGGAATTTGACAGCGAAGAGGCGTTTAACGCTTATTTTGCAGAGAAAACCGCAGCAGTGGCACCGTATCGCGATAGACAAGGACGGCTCATTCTGGACGATATCCATGACTTGCCTCAGGTCGTTGAGAAGGTGTTTGCTGGGCATCCGGAATTCACGCATACATTTTTCCATGAGGGCAATTAAACATTTGCATCTTCGTGCGAGTCGGATATAATTGAGATTGTACGATAGATACCATTCTACTAAGGCGCTGACTGCGCTCGTACAATTCACAATTTCGCTTTAAGGCGGACTTCCCGATGTTGGGAGGTCCGCTTTTTTGCGTCAATTTCAAAAAGGAGTGTATTAAAATGACTAACGCAAATGAAATGGCACAGAAAGGCTTCGACACAGGTTTCATCGATGCCAATGACAACGAGCTTCATGTGGGTGACTATGTCCGTATCTGCGGCCACATTGGAAAAATCGTTTTTTCCTGTGGCGCATTTGGCATCTTCATTGCAGATGAAGTTCCTTGGGATGCCCTTGAAGAACTGGTTCGGAAAGACAGCGGTAACCGCCCCTCTTTCTTGTACAATGACACCTTCATCAGCTTTTGGGAGATTGTCTGGAACTTGAGTGAGGACACGGACGAGCCGTGCTTGCCCTATGTTGAGAGCATCACCGCGACCGGCGGCATTTTCACCGACGAGAACGGCAATAAGGATGTCTTCATGGGCTGCATCAACGGTTGCTCCGCCACATTGACTCAGTGCGAATACACCTGCGGACGCTACTACACCTGTGATACCGTAGCAGTGGCAAACGACCTTCTGCGCGACGACGAGAGGCACGAAAAAGAAAACAACTGACGGTTGGGACGTTTCTCAACGACCGCCAAAAAAGAAAGTGAGGCATTACCATGGCAAAAAGCCGTACTAAAGAAATTGCTCGGGAGAAAACTCCGCAGGAACGCGTAAAGGATAGCTACTCTTACGAGAAAGCCTGTAACGCAGCAAAGAACTCTGGAACACCCACATACCATTTTGCTGTGGGAGACAGGGTGCAGGTTGGACATCTTCCTAACTGTGTTGTCGAAGAAGTGATGGATGATGGCGCAATGTATCTCATCCGCGTCACCACCAAGAACAATGTCGAATATTCTTGCTGGGCTTGGACGAGTGTTCGACCGTTGGATGACGACAAAGACACGCATTTCGCAAAGCGTGACTCTGCACTATCCCGTCTGCACTACTCAAATCGTAGCATGTACTCTCTACTCAGCTTCCATTACCTGTTCGGCGTTGATTTCAAACCCGATTATCAGCGCGGTTCTGTTTGGGATGAGGAGGACAGAGAGAAACTGCTGGACAGCATCTTCGCAGGACGCGAAATTGGTCGTTTCGTCTTCAAGCAGTTGCCCTTTAATCGCACAAACGACGATGGCAACTACTACGAAATCGTCGATGGCAAGCAGCGTATGTTGACCCTGCTTGCTTTTTACGAGAACCGATTCCCGTACAAAGGCGTATTTTACAACGACCTTTCCGTTCTGGATAAAAACTGGTTCATGGATGCTTCCATTGGTGTTGCTGAACTTGACCAGAATACGACCCGTGCAGAGGTTCTGGAAGTCTTCCTCGCTCTGAACGAAGGCGGTAAGCCTGTCGCAAAGGAAGTCCTCGACCATGCACGCGAGCTTCTGAAAGGGGAGACGGACAATGGCAAAATGTAACTGTTGTGGGCGCGAAATGCTGACTGCTAACGGCTGCTCGTATAAGCGCGTAGTCGTTAAAGGCGCACACAAGGAAACTTTCAAGCGCATCAAAGTCGGCGACCCCGGCGACTGGTACGAAGAGTTCGTTGGTACTCCGGAAGAGAAAGATATCCGCTGTGGAGATTGTGGAGCCAAAATTGGCTACTACCACCACTACGGCTGCGACATTGAGAAGTGCCCCATTTGTGGAGGGCAGTTCTTGAGTTGCGACTGTTTGGAAAACTTCGATTCTGCTGTGCTGACCATCTAAAGAGAGGTAGTATAAACTATGTTGACTTTTACTGTTGAGGAACTGATTCGTTTTCTCTCAAACTGGACCATGACCTTTTTTGAGGGAGCAAAACGCAGCGGTGACATTGTGTTTTCCCGCTATTACTCGTTTTTCAAACATCCGGTTTTGGTTAGAGAACATCAAGTTGAATCGCTCTATGTTATGGTTCAGAACCGGGATTCGTCGGACAATAAGAAGCCATCCTTTTCACGATTCGCAAAATGGGAATTTGGCGGCTTCATTGTGGATAGCAAAACTATTTACATGGCCTCCAAACCCGTAAAAGCGTTGCTTCAAAGCAGCGATTTCATCGACGATATGGATGTCTTCGAGAAACTGGACAGTATCCGTATTCCGCTGTTCCGAAAGAACATTCCGGCAGACCCCGCAATGTTTCAGGATAAGGATACAGTGGATAAAGCAGTCCGCAATGCTTGCTCCGCCTTTCTTTTTGGAACTCGATGCAATGAGTTCTCCAACCTGATTCGAACTATGTATCCTCTGAACGATGACGATGTGATTCACTATTTGTCATCTCCATCGGATTGGGCTGAAGAGACAAGTTCTGTCATTACGGCAAGCAACGGAACGGCATCCAGAATTTATTACATGGCCCGACTGATTGCCATTGATAGGATGTCGGAACTATTCCTTACGTTTTATGAGTACGACAGTGCCGACCCTAAGGACATCACCAATGTGTGCAAAAGCATGATGGATGCTGTCGAACCTTATAAAGTCGTCACTCTCGTCATGGACTATATTGACGACAAGAAAATGGGTGAGCATCTCGAAGTGGATTGTCCCAGCCACCTTATTCGCGATGCGGATGTACTGCGCAGGAAAGGAATCTCCGTGACTCGTATCAGCGCCTTCGCAAAGCCGGAAGACACTCAGCGATTTGTTTGCAAGCATCCCAACCTCATCAAACAGGTTGAAAAGGGAACCAATATGTTCGATGTCTTCGTTTTTCCAATCGATTGTATCACGCGTATCCGGGCTGGAGAGAAGGTTCTGTGGACCAACCCGACCACGTAATGCCAGAGGCATCTAATATGTGCTGACAATCTGAAAAGAGGTATAAAGAATGCTTAAACAATCCATCGGTATGACCGAGAACAACGCAAAGCAGATTGCCGAGATGTATCTTTCCCGCTACAATCCCACCTATTGGGATGGCAGCGGCAAAGTTCCTTCCGAAGTAATCTTTGAAATTTGCCGGGTTGCGGTAGATAGTATGTACAATGGCTGCACGCTTGATATCCAGCTTTGCAAAATCGATGCCTGTCCTTGCTACGCCGCCTCCATCCATTTGTTTGAGGGCGGTTTCTGGACGGGTCATGGTATCGGCTGTTTCGACAAAACGGCCCTGTGCTATGACATCGGTTCCGTACACTCTCTGGCAAGCGCAATCATGCGTATCTGCGCCACCTATGAGAATCTCACCAATTTTCGTAAGGTTTTTGTTGAGCGCCTTGTTATCAGCAAAGAGCGCATGAACGAAATCAAGCAGTACACCGACGGAGGCAAAAAGCAGGACGAGATTGAGTTCGAGTCCGTTACCTTTGCCGATGGTATGTGCATGGATGTGCGCTGCGTCCCGCGCAAGGATGGTCCTTCGTGGTGCGAGGCTGCTATTTATTACGCGGACGAAGATGTTGTCACATCCGAGCCGTACAATTCGTTCTACAATCACTGGGTCTGCCAGACGGCAAACGCCACCTACCATCTCTATATGGGCGTTGCCGATACCGAGTGATTGTTGACGCATTATGCGAGTTGCGTAAACTTGTAACTGTCTGCTTTTTGTTTTGCAGACAACGAAGGAGGTCACACATGTACATCCGCAACTTGACCCCGCATAGCGTGACCGTGGCCGGCATCACCATCGAGCCTTCCGGCATAGTCGCTCGCGTCTCCGCAGCGACTGCCGATGCTGGCTCGGTGGACTTCAACGGGACCACTATCCCGCTGACGACCACCGTCTACGGCGAGGTGCAGAACCTTCCCGCCCAGCGCGACGACACTCTGCTCATCGTGAGCAGCCTCGTCGCCGCACGGTGCAAGGACCGTACCGATGTCTTCATCCCCAATGAGCCTATCCGCGACGCGGAAGGACGCATCGTGGGGTGCAAGAGCCTCGGTCGCGTCTAACCGCACCACCCCTTAGGCAGCACTTGCCTCCTGAACGATACAGGTACTAAAAAAGGTGTTCCGAGATTGCTTGGGTTAACGGCAACGTAGAGCGTGACTGAATATCCACCATCGGGTCACACCAGCTCTATCAAAACGATGGATTGCAATATGAGGCTATATCTCAAAAGTCAGGACAGTCGGCAATGGGACGTCCTGCACCAGAATTTTCTGGCTGTAGAAAGAAGCTGTACTTATACAGTGAGCACTCATTGCGCCAGTACGAGGGCACCAACAGGGAATACATAACCTAGGTGATATGCCGAGCTCGTATAACGCCATATCGGTGATTCTTGTCTGAGAATCGGCGTTGGACTTCACTCCCGGTGCAGAGGAGTAGTCAATCAGGGTCATCCTGAAGCGACGGGTAGCAGGTTTTTGACATCCTCCACGAGGATGGCTTGCTATCAGAATGAATTGTGCTGACACACGATTCGTTCCATTTGAGCCTTGCAGAAATGCAGGGCTCTTTTTTGTTGTCAATTCGTGCGAAATGAGTATATTTGGAAATGTAGAAGCCAAGCACCGAAAGGAGAATCCATATGTGTTGTCTGAAAATTGATACTGAAACGCTGCTGGCGAACTGTCTAAACACTTGCAAGACTTATTCGTTTTCACCGGATGATTTGCAGCAAATTGTAAGACTGATGGCAAACGCCACAGACAGGTATATCTTCAGCGACACCGGCGATGATGCGCTACATGAGATTGTAACGAAATTTCCGGACATGTTCGTTTATGCTGATGAAGACAGGATTGCTCTGCGCAGCGAGTGGCAGCACGATGACAAGAAGCTGCCGATGGCGTATTTCGACTTTGGATACTCCGCCGCTGACATCAAGCAATTGTGCGCCGCAGCGAAAAAACACTGCACCACGCAAAATGAACAGTTGCCAAGTTGTGCGAGTTGCATAGAATGAAAGATGTACGATAGATAACATTCACACGGAAAGAAAAATATCTTTCGTACAACAATTCATAGTTTCGCTTTAAGGGCGGACTTCCTAATCACAGGAGGTCCGCCCTTTT